GTCAATATTGAGAGTGACTGTCCCTGCCGTTCCGCCGCCTGTGAGGCCTGTTCCTGCAGTTATCCCCGTGATATCTCCGACTGTCCCATCATTTGTGATCAAAATCTGACCATTTGATGCAGAGGTTATAGCGATGCCCGAACCAGCTGCGAGATACGATGATCCGTCAGTTAGCTGTGTGAGTGATCCAGATAAACCAGAATTGAATTTAACTGCTCCTGTGAAGGTTGACCCGGATATTGTTGCGACCGTGCTATCGTGTATACTCAGGGTTAACGTAGACCCTGCTCCTGCGTCTGTTGATACTAAGCCTGTTCCTGCAGTGAAAACTCGTTCGTCAGTTAGAGTTGCATGGGTTCCCAAAACCAGGTATGACGCGTCGGTTGGGGCTCCTGATCCTGCTGTTGGAGCTGATATGACAACCTGACCGTTTGACGAGGAAGTAATCGTGACATTGCTACCCGCTGAAAGATATGATGTTCCATCAGTTAGGCGTGTTAATGACCCTGATAATCCGGCATCAAAATTTACAGCTCCGGTAAATGTGGAACCAGATATCGTCGCAACAATTGAGTCATCAATTCCAAATGTCACGGTGTCAGTAGCAGATACAGTTGTATCAATTCCAGATCCACCTGTCAATGTAACAGTATTGCCATCTTCAATTGTCTCAGATGTCCCAGTATCTGCTGCAAGACTAAATGACGACATTGTTCCGGCGCCGGCTGTAGACGTAATAGTAACAGTATTTCCGGTTGCAGATGTTGAAATTGGGCCGGCGCCGACGAAGTCAATATTATGAGTTGAAGCAGTTGCCGTTCCGGAATCTGAGCCGGCTGTCTTCATAAGGTTATCGTCTAAAGAAATGTGACCGGAAGATACAGTAAAGTCTGACGTTGCAAATGAAGCAATTCCTTTATTAGAAGTTGTTGCATCTTCGGCGGCAATTGTTATAGTTGAACCTGCAGCAGACGTATCTATTCCTTCTCCGCCCGCAAAAGTCAGTGTATGACTTGCTCCATCAGCCGTTCCTGTGTCAGCTGAAGCTGATTTTATAACCTGCGCAGCAAGATGAAGGTCACCCGAAGAAAAAGCGAAGTCATCTGAATTTATGCTTGATGATATAGTGAGCGTGCTTCCGGCGCCGGCGTCTTCAATTGAAATGCCATTACCCTGTGTTATTATCCTCTCATCTGTCAATGTTCCGTTGGCAGAAAGAACGACGTACTCAGCATTTGTTGGTGCGCCGGCGGATGCAGCAGCTGTTAAATCAAACTCAGTTCCGGAATCATCCATAAAGTAAAGTTTGCTATCAGAACTTTTTACGTAGACTTTTCCGTAACCGCTAGTAAGTGACGGTGCAGTAGTTTCATCAAGTGATATCACGCCTTCGACTGTAAGTTTTTCGTTGGGAGAAGCTGTGCCTATTCCCGTGTTTCCGCCGTCTTGTACAGTAAAGACTTCAGTAGCGCCATCAAATAAGTTGACGATATCGCCTGTGCCGTCTTGTCTAACCTTTAGTGCAGTCTGAGTATTACTAGTATTATCATCATGAATTTCAGTTAGCGGATTAGATCCTGCCTCGGCTATGTCTCGAGTAACCTTCAGACCATACCCAGATGATATATCCTGCTTAAGAAGTGTTCCATACCCATGTATATACGCGGCAGGATACGAAGTTGATTCTGCATCAACCTCGAGACCGTAGTAGGTGCCTGTCTCATTGCTATCGACAAGAATTCCGCCTACATTGTCAGAATCTGCAACTTCAACTTCAACTTTGGCGCCCGGTGACGTGGTTCCGATTCCAATTTTGCCTGTTCCTCTTTCAACTGCTAATCGGGTCGTAACTGTTGTCTGCTCTCCGGATTGCAAATAAAGATTATTAGCTCCTCCATCATATTTTAATCGGAATCCATATGCGTTAGATGTTCCAAAGCCTGAAGATGATCCACCAGGCTCTTCGATTAAATCAAGCGCAGTATCATTTCCGCCAGTATTGACTATAGAAATAGCTTCTACTGTATTTGATCCACCATAGCCGGTGCCCACCTCAAGCGCCGTATTCGGTGATGTGTTTCCAATTCCGACTTTATCAGTTGCAGTTGTTAAATAAACATTTGTTCCTGATTTTGTCCACGGGCTTGAGCCACCGGATCCCGTGGACCCAGTTGTATAAATTGCCTGGATAATGCTTCCAGACGGGGGTGCTGACGTAAAGTCAATCTGGTTATTCCCAGTGTCATATGTGTAATCATTCGAAGACCCAGAAAGTCTTAAAATTCCATTTACATATACTTGAACCTGATCTCCGTCATCTGGTGTAACTTGAAGCGTGTAGTCTGTAGTTGATCCATCTGATTCTTCAGATATGGCTTCTTTAAAAATAGATCCACCCGCAAGAGCAGTAATTGTAATTGATCCATTTGTTCCTGACGCAATTGTTACATTTGTTCCTGCGATTAGATATGATGATCCGTCAGTCAGCTTAGTTAGAGATCCACTCATTCCTGTTTCGGCTATCATAACGCCAGAGACGACTAAATCTCCGCCAAAAGCACCTAAACCATATTTTGAATCTCTCTTAGAATGTATTGCACCGGATACAAAAAAGTTTGCATCATCTGCAATTTCGCTAGTTCCAAGCCTTACTTTGTTACCCCTAATATCAAGTGCAGTAATTTTGGTCGCGCCTATAGACTCAACCTGTCCTGTCTTAGAATTGACAAAGTATTTTGTAAAATCAGCCAATGTAGCTCCCTTATTAAGTAGGCACTACAAGCCCGGGCTTCCAGTAAATCCGCCAAGGTCAAATAATAAAGATGCATCTGTGTTATCAGGTGAAACTGAGCCTGACAAATTTAGAGGCACAGAATCATAAAACGGGCGGGATGTTCTGCTAAATGAATCAATATTTGCAGTTGAATTCCACAGCCCGCGGGGACCGACTTTATTGTTTTCAATTTGAGTTAAATCAGTCTTGTCGAATCCTTGTAATTGAACTTCTTTATTAGAGATTGCGACAAACTTTTTAAACTTAACTTTAACACATGCACTTCCCTGACCGCCCACATTAAGATCTTCACCATCTTGACCTAAGAATGAATATTTCTCTATTGCTGTTATCGGTCTTTGCTCAAGCATGTCTCTTACCTGACCGAATCTATCTCTTCTAAATATGCAGCTTGTATACGTCGGGAGGGAACTAATAAGGCCGTATTTAAATCCGCGTATTTCTACATCTTCACCTACGAAAGTTTGTGCACGATATGTTGTTCTTACATTTTTAACAACCTTGGGAAGATTAGAGTCAGCGCTATCACCAATACCATAAAATCCTTTAAGGAATGATTTAGCCTGATTGCTTCCTGATAATGCAACTGCTTTTGTAGTTCCTACATAGTTGATATTTGCATAGATTCTAGTAGCATCTTCTATTGATCCTCCAAGATCTCCATACTTTCTTCCAAATACTGTGCTAAGCTTTTTAGTTTCAAATTTTTCAACAGCAGTTGAAGTAAAATCTGTTTTGATACTTTGCGCATTTAAAGAAGCAACTCTCTCAACATTGTTGCCCCCATACCTTGAATCAAAAGGGTAAGATCTTGGCCAGACTTTATCTGGTGAAGACACAACAGAAGAATCAATATTGCCTAGTGGGTAAAATCCAAATGTATTCAAGATAGCAGATGAATTGTCTACAATTTCATTAGAATTTGATTGCAAAAATGAAATGCCATTAGCTTTTGCAATAACCGACGGATCTGGAAATAGTGAATCTAAATATCGCTCATTTGGATCAGGAAATCTAACACCTCTTAAAATTGAGCCTGTGGTTCCTGCAAGGCCGCCAACAACACTGTTTCTTTTTGATCCCGATCCAAGCCTTGCAGAGCCAATTGACGGATTTCTAGCATTAAATTCTTGAAATGCATTATCAATATATGAACCGCTAAACATAGTATAGTATTCAACATCATATTGATCAATACAATAAGGGGTAGACTTCGGATCAGAGCTTTGAATATCTTCATGAACATTAAGAGACGTAAGATTCTGATTTAAACCCATGTCAATTTCTTGACCTTCTCGAAGTGTTGAGCCGTATAAGACAATTCTTCCTGTTCCGGGGGGTAAAACAAGCTTAGATTTTGAAATAGTTTGTTCAGTAATATCAGGATAATCGCCTTCTGAATCGGGCCAGTTTTGGAAACCCCAATAAAAACAAAGTTCATCTTCTGGCATTAAAATATAGGGCGCGTCTTTTCTTAAATATTTATAAAGCTTAGACTGATATCCTTGCGATCCAGCGTTATCTACTGATCTGGATAGTTCCGACCCAATAACAGATCTTGAAATTGATCGACCCGAACTAAAAAGGTTTCCTTCTGTCGCAAAAGCTAGACCTGATCTTCCGGCGCCGCGATAATCCAAAATTCGGATGGAGCTATCTCCATCTGGATTTAATCTTCCTCCTTTTGAAAGTGTGCTATGCTTAGCAAGCGTTTCACTAAAAGTCGGAACATTTGCAGACATACTCAAAATAAAGGAACCTGTAACTCCTTCGTTATACCACTGGGAACCAAAATCATATCCATTTATAAGAAGATCAACGCCGTCTCTTGCTTTGTCACTTGGGTATGCAGATATCGGTTTTTTGGCGTATCTATTTTTATAAGCCTGCCACAAGGGCGTGCTAGATCCATTTACTATTCTTGAATACCCATATGAAATCAAGTCTCTAGATTTTGTTATTTTTCTAATTGCATCTATCGTATTATCAGTCGTGCCATCAACGCCATTAGTGCCTATTGAGGTTTTTGTTACAGCACGAGAATTTAAATTTTTAGAATTTTTAAATTGATTCATGATTCCAAAATTTGCAACTGGATTCATATTAACAGCATTTGTGCCGAAGGATGTTGGGCCTGGAAAAGATGCACTAAATTCATAAACTATTTTTTCAACAACGAATGGATAAGTTATGAAATTTTTCATACTAAGTAATTGTGAGCTAGTTGCATTAAATTGATGTGAAGACGGAAAGCCTGCGGCGCCTACTATGCTTCCTTCTTGATATTTTGATTCCCCGTATCCTGTATCATTAATTGGCGGAGACATCATGAGCGCTGACGATGTGAAGAAAACTCTGCTTGGGTGTATATAATCGACGTCACTTCCTGTTACAGCGCATCTAATCATTTCCCATTTTTTAAGATCAAAGTTATAATATGAAACACCAGAACCTACAGGAGAATCTGCCGAGCCTGTTGACCAGAATATTTCTGATTCTTGTCTCGGGTTTACGTCTATTTCTATCTTGGACTTATCCCAAAGCGGATTAGACATTCCCGGGACAATATTGGGTAGAGTACCCGTAGAATAAAACGGATCAGGTGCAGAAACCCCAGAATACGAATAGCCTCCGTCTTTCAATGGTGTTACATTTCCAATACGACCTAGAGCAAACTGTTTATCTTCTTTGTATGGAAAATAATTGTCGCCCGGTGTAAATGTAACACGTGCATCAGAAATTCCGGGAACAACATTAGTATTTGCCGAGGCGCCTTGTTCAAGAGTTAAATCGGGTACAGTATTGACAGAGCTAACTAAAGTTCCTGAATATTGGCTATTACTTGGAAGTTGAGTTCCAAGCGTAATATTACCTACGAGCGGAGATGTTCCTTTTCCTATTTGTTGAAAATCAAGAACGTTGGTATCATTAAATGCGCTTACTGCGGCAAGAGCTACTGAAGATGACTTATGAAGCCCTCTTCCTCGCCCTATTCTTAAATCACCATTTCTGGGGATCGTCGGATATGATCCTGTCGAATTATCAATCATTGACAAATACGGACGTGGCGGCAGTGAAGTTATTCCTGTTGATGTAACATAAACTCTTTCTTTTGTTGCTGTTCTATTTAGGCCGGACCTAAAATTGTAAAGAGCATTGATATCTTCAGAAGTAAGAACCTTACCTGACCAAATCGCCGTGTCAAAAAACTCGATAGGTTGATTGTTTTTATTTTCTGCTATATTGAGTGCGTTTGCGCTTGGTTCCATTCCGAGATATGTGCCCGTCAGCGTACAAGTGCCTGACACAAAAAGGCCGTCTAGATAGAGTTTTCCTCGGGATGTTTTAGATACTGCTGCATTATAGGTAAATGCAAGATGATGCCACTTATTAGAGTTGACAGCACCTGACAGGGGTGCTCTAAAACTAAGCTGTGCGCCGGCTGACACATCTGTAACAGATCCTGAGAGCGCTCCATCTTTATATTTAAACTCGTATTCTGCTGATTTTGATAAAATATAAGATGATGCTGACGCGCTGGTAAATAGCATCCAAGCAGCCATACTAAAACTAGTATCGCCGCCTTCTGTTCCATCTCCAAATGATAGATCGTCAGCATCTGCTACTTGAACAAATGCTGTTGAGCTTTGAGGAAATCTTACAGGAGATTTAACATTTGAAAGAGATAAACCTTCAAACGGACTCGTTTTTGTAACCTGATTTTCATCTGTAGATGAAGGGGATCCTTCAAATGAAACAACATGAGTTCCTAATGCAGAGTCTATTGCTGTCAAAGGAACTGGATCTTGTGTTGCTGGACGTGCCCATAAAATTAAATGATCTTCTGGGTTTCCAGATGAAAAATATGTTGAACCACTTAATGTTGTGAACTTTTTCTTAAGATCATATTTGGGAAGCCACGTAGCTTTTTTCTTAGGCATCTCTTTTCATGCCTCCATATGCAATTGAATCAATGTTTAAACCGTTATTATTAAATATAAACCCAGAAGTCGCTGATTTAAATCCTTCTGGTATCATTTTTGCTGACGAACCTGATATATTTTCTACTACAGTATAAAAGAAATCATCAGATAGATTCTTTAAATCGTTATTTGTAAATATTCTACTTGCAAACTTTGAATCATCAAAAGCTTGTGGCTTAAATTGATCATTAAATTTTAATTGTTTCCCTTTTGAATGCCTGCTATCTGGAATTCGAATTGACCCGGATACAGTTGCAATAATTCCCGGTTGTGACATTCGAGTTCCTCTATCAACAAAAGGAGATGAAGATTCAACTGGTCCGCCTAAAGGAATAAGCGGTAAAATATTATCTGATCCTCGCTTATATGATGAGTTACCTTCCATAATATCAGCTTTAATTCCGGAATATGGATCATCTTCAATTGGACTCAAAGATCTTGAATAAATCTTAACAGTGGCAGCATCATATGTTCTATCAAAAGTATCAATAACACCGTTTAAAAGATTTCCTATATGATATTTTTTTCCTGCCTGGATTATTGGATAATCTAGTGTGACAAATGAAGATGTTGGAATATTTCCCTTTGCAAATGCTAATAGACCCTCAGTTTCTCCTATTTTTTCTAAATTTACCTTATCATTAAACGGGCCTTCAGATCTGTGAAATTTTGTTTGTCCTATAATTAGTTTTTCTTCAATGCCTGACGTTATTGACAACTTATCCCTTGAGCCGCTGGCTGGTAGATCTTCTGTGTCAAACGTAGGGAGCAAAGCTCGAATCTTCAGCTTTTCATTTATAACAGAAACACCTTGGCGGAACGGATCAATTTGTGCAGTAAAGCTACCAGAGCCTTGTGAAAAAATATAGTTTGAAGAATGAGGATTATATTTATCGTTTTTTGCTGCAAATCTTTTTTCAAATGTAAAGATTGAACCACTTTGAGCATCTACTCTATCCACAAATGGATTTTTTAATTGATCTTTTAGCATTAGAACTTCCTCAATCCACCAGCAATTTGCTGCAAAAGAATTATGCCTTTTAAGTCTGATCTAAATTCTTCACCGATATATTGACCGTCAAACTGGTATTGAACTTTTGCTCTTTCTAAGCTATGCGGCTCTATAACAAAATTAACACCAAGAAAGTTGGTTTTCTTTGGAACAAGTTGTTCAACAAATGTTCCAACTGACTTGTCAAACCACCTAAAGAACTCAAGGAAGTTTTTGAAATTGACTTTTTTGTCAAGCTTTTGAAAATATATATTTCTTAAGTTTTGTAATCCCGGATAATCTAATGCAAATTGTAAGTTGGCTTCACCTATTACAGAGTCAATTTCATCAAGTGTACTAAAGATCGTTACAATATCTTCATTTAATGCATTTGCAACAGAGAAATCAATAGAGAATCTTGGGTCATCAGTTGGTTCATCATTTGGCAAAATTTCATAAAGCGGGGCAGGGGATGAGTTAAATTCTTCAATATTTGAAGCGCTTACAAAACTTCTTGGCCTTATTTTGACAGATGATTCACCTGAGTCGAAGCTTGGAGATACACTGCTAAATATAACTTTTTCATAGTCAAATAAAACCTTAGATAATTCGAATGCCGAACCTGTTCCAAATAATTTATTTTGAGTAAAGTCTGTCAGTATAATCTTTCCCGAAGAATTAGATGACGATATTGGCTGATCAATAGAAATGTCTGCTCTTAGTCTTTCAAATGACCCTGACGATATTTCATTGAAGTTGAAATTTGTGGCGGGATTTTCTGTTCCAACTGACGTTGGATTTCTAACGTGTTCTTTCCATTCATTTTCTAACAAAGATTTAGACCAGAATCTTATTTGAGCAACTTGACCACCAAAATCTGTTACTTGCATCTGATCTGTCATATCTGTGTTATTTAAGAAGTAATTTGCGTCTCTATTTAAAGATTGCGATCCGATTACAACAAAAGCACCAGAAGCATTTAGAGTAGTTGACATTTTTTGAAATGCAATATTGGATGGTGATCCTGCAGGATCTTCTTTATAGAATGATGAAGTTGTATGTATATTTGTTATTACACCCTCTGACTGCTTTGCACATCTCAAAAAGTATGATGATGACATTAAGCTTTTCGCCTGGTCATTTCTTGTTCTACCAAATGACAAGCTCCATTTATCGCCATCCATAACATTGACACCTGTCAAAACTAACTCAAACGGTTTCCATTCTGCACGCGTATATGCAGTTGTTGCTGCCCTAACAAATAGCTTAACACTTGATTTTGATTCTTTTCCTTCTTCGGTAGTTCCTGACATAACAAGTAAGTTTGCTAGGACACCTTGGCCCGAAGCAGGTGCTGAATTTCCGGTTACATGTAGCCTTGCAGCGCTTTGTGTCAATAAAAAGTTTCCTGACATTGGGAATCTATACGTCCCCTCATATGTCCAAGATCCTGACGTGAACAGGCCGTCAGATGCATTATTACTAACACCGTGATATCCGCCTGCAGTCGTATTTTTTAATATAAGCGTCCCTTGCGGGTCCGGATAACCTACTTCTTTTCTTGACCCGGAAAAATATGATGTCTGGAAGTGTGGACAAATACTTGAAAATCCTGTTGCATCTAATGATGATTGATTTCTGCCTACATACCCGCCACTGAAATCAAGCATGGGTTGTATTATAGCTCTTTTTGATCGAAGCTCAGATAATGAAAATTTTCTTGGACCGCCGTATTCTTTAATTCTAAATAAAATATCCGGATCAAATCCCATTGACCTAAATGCGGACTTTATGCCCTGGACTGTTCCTTTTGATTTTATAATATCTTGAATATTAACCAAGATTCTTCTTAATATTTTGTTTCTTATGCTTTGCAAGCTCTCTTCGATATTGACATAAGAATTTTTAACATTTTCTCCATGAAAGTATTGATCTGGATTTGCATCTGTCAAAATTGGCGGCTCGTCAAAACCATAATGATTCATTAAGAACTTAATGAAAACATCTGACATTCCTTCGCTTGACGTATAGTCTGGATTTAACAATTGAGAAAATTGATCAGTTGATATTTTTAATTCGTCAAAATGTTTTGCCCAAACAAATAGCAAGGAAGATAAAATTTGCGCTGAGCCCAGTTCACCTGTCCCAGGAATAGATGACCCTGAGTATGGCAAGGTGATATCACCATCAACGTCGCTAAATGCAAAGAAATCTTGCCCATCTTTTAAATAATGCTGCGGTATAAGACGCGTTATTAAGTTGGGGTTCTTTGTATCATAAGCGCTAGCTGACGTTAGTAGATCTACATTTAAATCTACTAGTTCTTGATATTTTGGAAAGAGAACGGGATTATACTTTCTTTCCTCAGATGTAAGCGGCAAAGATAAGCTCGATGTTTGTCTACAGGCTACTGCGTAATTAGAAATTCTTGAATGTAAAGATTTGCCGCTACTATCTAAGACTATAGAGTTATCACCGAAGCTAGCAGATGGCTCATTGAACTTAAAGTAGAGCGCAAGATCATCTGTAGCAAATATATTTCTTTTCATATTCGCTTTTATTTGCGGCTCTAATCTTGCATTTTTAAAAACTCTTACTTCATCAATCGACCCTGACAGCGTTGCCATTGGCAAAAAATCCATATCGTCATGAAGAATACCGCTATGTCTTGTTCCTGAGCCGATAAAGAATGACGATCTATTAAAGTCAATATTTTCAAAGATGGCTGTCGATGATGATGTTCCTACAAGCTTAGATCCTACAAAAATCTTTAATCTTCCATTGTCATTCGACTTATCATAAACAGCACAAATATTATTAAATTTATTTTTATCTAATGACGCAGATGTGATCAGCATAACTGATCCTGATCTAACTGAAAAGAGCACGTCTGTTTTTGATGTTGAATTTGATCGGGATAGTGCTAGTGTAAACCCATTACTTCCAGATATTTTTTGACAAATAATTTCATTACTATTTTTTAGTGGCGGGATAAAGAGATTTGCCTCTATAGAATAGCTTTTTTTATCAAGTGATAATTGTCCTTCACCTGTTTTATTAGAAGAGAAATTTGTAAAATTTGATCCTGCAAAATCTTTTACTTCAATATAGTTTCCGATAGTTGATGAACCGGTGGTGGCACCTGAAAGAATGAGCGCACCGAGGTTTGTAGGAAATTTATCTAAAACATGTTTTTCAAAACCTGTTAAACCATTAAGATATTTTTCTAAATCATGTCGAGATCCATCAAACGGATAATTATTGATAATGTTATCAAAAGCAACATTGACATTAACTTCTGCTGAATTGAAGAAGGTGTGGTTTTCAAACTTAGAGAAGTCTAGTGGGATCTGCTGTGTAGAATGTATCCCTTGTCCTTCTTGATTATAGACAAAATAATCAGAATTTGGAATTTCTTTTTTCAAGTCTTCACGACTAACAAAAGTTACATTTTGAGAACTACCATCTAGGTTTCTAGATATCGAAGACCTAAAAGTTCCTGGTCTTAAATTTTGTAAATTGTCTTTTGAAGACATTTATGGTTCAATCCTAAATGTTCCGCCCGCATCTTTGAATACTTGCGTTGTATTATTGCTTTTTACTTTTACATCTATAGCGTAAACTCTTCCCACCTCAAGATCATCAGTAAATATATCAAAATACATTCCTTTCGAATCAGTTGACATAAGTGTTGCACTATATGTCTCATCATAAGGAATTACGATATCGTCTGAGAATGCATCTCTAATTTGATAAAAACTTTTAACTAAGATTTCACTTGTGCGATATAGCGGTGTTTTTACTGCTTTTACTTTTTCATTATCATCATATGCAACACATCTTAGCCTAACCTTTTGCCCTAGTCGATAAGACCCTTTAATATTAGAGACATTAACTACAAATCGCTTAGCACCAGTATCATATGAAGACATAGTCGGAGATTTCATAGTCAAACTACCGGTATGAAATCCAATATTCATATCAGGAGATTCCCAATATGTTGTAAACGTTACTGAGCCGCTATCTCTTAAATGATCTTCTAGAGTGCTGTTAACATTTCCGCCCAATGACGAAGATCCAAAACTATTCAATGCAAATGATGCTGAATAAACACCCGACATGAATAATGATGAACCAAATGAATGCTGCGAGGCAGAAACTACTTTTTCAAAAGCACCTGTAACAATTTTATATCTAAGACAATTTGTGCCCGTTACTTGACTTAACGTAGATCCTGAGACGATATTTGAAAGCTGACCTCTTTGAAAGTTATTAAGAAAGACAGATCCTGACATATTAAAATAGAATGCCTCATGATGATCTTGAATAGCGTCATTATATCTTACTTCAAGTCTCGGGCGTTTTCTTGTATTGTTGCTATGTCTAGATCCGAATCTCTTAACAAATCTCGTAATATTATCTGTCTCTTGTGTTCCTGAAAAAGAAATTCTGAATCCATAATCAGGTATTTGATTTGCCAAAGTAGCAGAAACTATATTTGTTACATTTACTGATAGATCTTCTGTTCCCTTTGAAAAAGTTTGAACTTTAAATAAGTCTATTTCACCATTACCGTCAGAAAGATTTCCTGACGAAATAATGTCAATATCATCTGATCCTAATGTTCCTTGTTTATTTGCACCCGAAACAACCCATAAGTTAGCTACACCCGAAGAGATTGACGACGTAATAAAGTTTGCTGCATCAATATCTTGAAACTTAGAAACATCTCTTCCTACGCCCTCATCAAATGATTTTGATAAAGGGAAAATTGCCACTTTGAAATTTGAAGGAAGTGTTTGCCCACCATATACATCATAAAGCTTAAGATCGCATCTAAAAGAATTAGCAGTTATATCAAGCGTGCTTCCTGTCAATGCTCTTAAAGGATTTAGATCAAACTTTACTAAAATTCTAGAAAGCTCGGCCGGCTCGTCTTCACCCGATATTTTATTTTCATTATAAAGCTTGAAAAGGTCAAGCGTTGCTGCTTCACCTGTATTTGCATCAGTTGCTCTAAATGATTCTCTTACTATTTTATTAGTAATGTATGTGTCTTTTGTTGCTTTAAGTCTTCTAAACATTTATATACCTCAAACTACTGCTCCCTTGATATCAAAATTAGGGAATTTTAATTCAAATATTCCTCCATCTGGCGGGAAGGTCATACCTTTAACAGTATTTACTTTCATATTGTGAATAACAGGTGAGTAATTTCTATTATTTAGACTACCTACTAGACCGACAGGAACTAGCTTAACAACAGACAAAACGCCGGGCGTGTTATAAACAATATTGTTAAGATCAGAAAGTCTTAGCGGCTCATTAATTTGAAAGTTTTCAACACGACAATATGCTGACAGCTTGTTGATGCATGCATTCAAAACTGCTGTAGGATTGAAGCTTGGATCAACAGCTATTTGGAAATTTATTCCTATATTGACAATTTTTGCATCTAAAATATCAATTGCATCAGAGATTAATCTGAACTCATTAAGATAAGTTACAAGATTTTTCTTTAAAGCATCGGGGGACAATGATAGTTTTCCTTGTGAATCTCTGTTGACAATATACATCGTAGTTGCAAGTGGATTTCTTGGATTATCAGAAACGCCTACTCTAAATACTCTTCCAAAATCTGCTGGCATTGTGTATATTCTAGCCAAAAGATCTTGCTTTGTAACTATTCTACTTTGTGAATTTCTAGCTGAGCCGATGAGGCCCCGTAATTGCTCTATCGTAAGGGGATCTTCGCCGCCGCTTGCTGGTTTTGAATTGTTAACACTTAGAGATGCTTTTACTGCAGTTGAACTAGCTGTTGAAATTGAATTTGGAAAAGTCATTACTAATCCCATTACAGATACTATTGACTTAGATGATACATTATGACTTAATCCACCGCCAGATCTGTATTGCACAGTTAATGTTGTATTTCTTGGTGATGTTCCCAGTGTTTTAGTTTTGAGCAAATTATTTGGATCTATTGTAAATGATGAAAACACCTTTTTTCCATAAAGAGGTAAGGCTAGCTCTGATGGATCTGGTATTAGATCTCCGTCTAGCGTTCCAGGATCTCCGCTTCCAAACCTAAGTGTAGTTAGCCCTGTTCCCGTTGAAGATTCTCTTACAAATCTTCTTGGAGCTGACTTAAGCGCTATTTTGCTTTTTACTATTTTATTATCTTTTTCAAGGTTTGGAATTGCTGCAAAAACGGTGTCTTGTGTTAGTGAATCAACTTCATAGTAAACATTTCCTTCAAGATCTCTTACGTCAAGAATTTGACTTACATTTAGATTAGAAAGTGTTATTGTTCTAAACGGAACATGCGAATCTTGAATTTCAAAATTTTCTGATATTCTCTCCCCTGAAACACAAACGCCTGTTCTAGTAACAAAATAATTTCTAGGTGTTCCGTCAGCATTTACTTCATTTAAAACAACATCAGCAATTAGCTCATTATTTTCATCTCTTTCGCTAAAATCAATGTCTTCTGTTAAATCAAAAATAACTCCGCTATCGGCGGCGATTGTAGAAGATTTTTTAATAACAGGTAGATCAAATTCTGCAGGCTGATATTTTATACCCGCTTGTTGAGATTGAACTTTTATTGTGAATGAAACATCAGCAACTGCAGGTGAAGCACCAGAAACCTTGATTCCTGCACTTCTTGCAAGTCTTTCAATATTGTCTCTTTCAACAGCAGTATCGGGAGATAGTTCTCTAAATTGGTGGTCAAGATAGAAAGATGAAACATCACCAACATATGCTGCAAGATCTAAAAAGAGGCCGCCTAAAGAAGCTTCAGAAAAATCTTGTATTCTATCCGGAAAGTATGTTTGTGCATAATCTAAAAGCTGTGATCTAAAATCATCAAAATCTTTATTTAAAAAAGATCTATTTCTAATATTACTTAAACTATTTTTTGTATCTTTTGTCAATCTATCCTCCCGCTGTTATTGCAACTTTAATTTTCTTTCCAGTTGCACCAATTGACGGAATTCCATAAGAAATTATTAGTAAAACTGTGGCCAACCCTTGGGATGTATCTCTATTATCATAAGATATTTCAAAAGTCTCAAGATTAATAAACGGCAAGAATTTTGATGTTGCTCTTTTAATTCTAGCCATTGATTCTTTTTCAAAATCTTTTCCCGACATCGAAAATAAAATCGGCCTAAGATTTGCACCAAAATCATACATACCTAATCTCTCACCATAATTTGTAAGAATTAAGTTTCTAAAATTATCATCAATTTGATCTTGAACATCATAGTGCATTTCAAAAATATCTTTTTGATTTGTACTTAAGCGTAAAGGAGAGGCTAAACCAACAGGTGTTGGCGAAGATCTATTTTGTGTATTTTGAGAATCATCAAATGATTCTCCGACACTTTTAAAACTTATTTCAGCCATTTTTGTTATAAGATCCTTGTTACATAATTAGCATTTTGCCTACTTTTGTTGCACTACAAGTTCACAATAATTAAATATACACTTCTTTTATAATAGCAAACTAATAATAGGACCTGTGGCGGGCGGCGCAGTATTTGATCCTATGCCTGTAAAAACTGCGGATGAAAAAGATGAATGAATCATTGTTGCCATTTCATTAACTACATTATCTTCCGATTGGCCGGCGAGGCCTTTTGAAATTGATGAAGCAAATATCGGAGGTGTAGTTACAGCAATTGTTCCAGAAGCATTTATAGCTCCTGACGTATTTTTAAATGAAAGCAAAGATGAAATATAAACAATAATTGCTGCGGAAATAGTTGTCATTGAAGCATCGCCTGCTGCAAAACTATTATTTATTCCGTTTTCTAAACTGCTTTTTCCTGCTTTTGCTTGCTGCTGTATTACTTTTAACTTCATCCCAGAAGATCCTGGATCTGGGATTCCTGCGGTCGACGGTGTTGTTCCCAGCAAGGTCGATGGTGCAGGAATTTGAATCTCTGTATCAATTGCATATTCAATGATGGCATCAGCAATAAATTTTGCACAATCAATTTGCTTATATTTTGAGGCATGTCCTGTTGAGCTTTTTACAATCGATCTATTTTTTTGAAAAGCTTTTTTAAGCTCACTTACAAGCTTCTGTTTATTCAAAGACATTATTTTAGTTTTCCTACTTTGCTAAGAATACTTTTGGCGTCTAATGAAGCTTTGATTTGTGTAGCCGTGGAAACAATCGTAGGATTTAAAATTCCTGGACCAGTTCCTGTGGCGACAAAATTGGGCGCGTTATTAATAATAGCGTTAACCAAGCTAGATAAAAGATTTAATAGATTATCTCCCAAAACCATTGATTCAGTAGCATCTGTTCCGCCTATAAATACTTTGTTTCCAGCTCCATTAGCACCGGGGATTTGACTATGCGCCAAAGAAATAGTCGGGCTATCAATATAGATTTCTCCTCCTGGTTGCATTGCAATAATTGATTGATCAACTCCAGGAGATCCCTCCTTAATGATTCTAACGCTTCCTGCCTGTCCTGTGGGTAGTTTTCTAGATATCATTCGAAGCTCTGTTGATCTTAGAGCAACAAATGGGCTTTGCTGGACGGGTTGCAAATATCCTGGTACAACTCCTAGAGGATAATTGGAACTTATTCCCTTGCTATTGACGCCATAACCAAAATTTGCGTCGCCATCTGTTTTAGAAGAAACATATACTCTTGATAAATCTGAGAGAAAATCTATTTTTTGTTCACCTGAGTTATCAACAGATATTCCTGGTGCTTTGTGTGCCCAAGTTCTTTTTTCTTTTTCAAACTCAGGTATTCTTTCATTTGGTACTGCTGTAATCTTGCTAGGATCAAGAAGGTCTGGTGTTATAGGCAAGCTACATCTTCCTGCAACAATATCAATTGTTCCTCTTCCTACAACCCCGGGTGTAAGAACATCTGATTTTCTACTTAGAGGCACATCTAGTTTGTTGTCATAAGCATGCTTATCTTCACCTATGCAAATTAATGCATTATTTGACCCTTGCAAAAGAATATCACCGGGGTTCTTGAAGTAGTCAGGAACTGCTTGTCTTGACGTATGCAAAGAAGACTTTGCGTCAGTTAATATTCTTTCATAATCGTTTTCTTTTGGAAGAGTATAGGTTGTTGGATCACCTTCGTTTGGTATGGGAAGAACAGAGTTTGGGTACGGACCATTATGAAAATGCGGTGGACGTAAATTAGCAAATTGTGCTGGGTTTGGTATGGGTAGAGGTCTTTGTTGCTGGACATATTCAATGCTTCTATTACGATCTGCATGAGTAAAATTGAGATCATCCGCATATATTGGAGAAACAACTCTTGATATCCAGTATCCATCACAAAATGCCTCGCCAATAGAGGCAGAAATTCCGGAATTTTCATCATCTTTTTGTGTTGTTGATGTAGTATTTTGTAATTTTGGAGAAATGATCCATACATTCTCGCCTGCTTTAACTGGCAAAGAAAGATGACCTGAAAAGATAGGATAAAAGACTTTTGGAACTTGAGATGTTTCATTTTGTAAAACAGCAATTATCGCATTGCGAGGCGCCATTTTAATTTGCTTTTTTAGTAATGTAGGCGTCCCAGTTTTGAAATACGGTGTTTTATTTTTGGGCGGCTTGGAAGAAAAATAATCTAGCTCAAGCTTAAAATCATCTTTAAAGTTTAAAGGATTATCAATAACTTCAAGTACAATAGCCTGTGTTATTGTTGTTGCAAATTGATTTACATCTTTTTTAAAATCGGAAAACTTATTCATTGTTAGATGCTTTTATTTTTATTTTATTGTTATCAATTTTATCATAAACATCATCGATATCTACAACTTCATCTTCTATATTCGATTCAGATTTTTGCATGAGTTCAGCTAGTTTAACTAGTTGGTCATTTGACTTAGACATTCTTTCAAGATACTTCGTCATTGTTCCACCATATAATGCATGTTTTTCAGGATCAGTTGTAATCTCTTTCCAAAGATTAGTCACTAACATGCTGGCTTTTTCTCTATCTTGAAAAGCGTTGGAGTAAATTTCATTCCAAATTTCTTCTTTGGATTTGTCATTATTCGAAGAAAATTCTGAACTCATCTTTCTCTTTTAGCCCCCTGTATTTTTTCTTAAGATTTGAAATTGCAGTAGTAAGCTGTTTTGGAGATAAGCCACTCATCTCTCTAAGGTAAACAAATACTGCTCTTTTATTTAAAAATTCAAGATCATTTGCATTTTCAAAAAGTGTTTTTATTGCAGAAATACATGCCTTTTCGTTATTTGATCTAGCCTCTTCTTCCAAATGATTTACCATATCAAAAATCATTATTTTTTCACTTGCTTTTATTAGCTTTTCTTCAGGAGCATCCTCTATGTTCTTTTCTTGAAATGAATGAATCTCATTAGATGAGAAATATTTTTTATCTTCAACACTAACGTTCTTTTTTAAAAATGCAGTTTTTTGCTTAGACTTTATAATAAGAAAGTTTTTTGCCACAACATTAAAATAAGAAAACGCCTTTGTTCCTCTAGAAGCATCAAACTTATAAAGTGTCTCATATAAAAAAGTTACACAATCATTTTTAAGTGTTTCATATGTCTCATGGAGTGCATTAAACTTATGAATAAAAATTAAATTTTCAGAAAGCTTTTCAAATGCAGGCCGGATATCCTTGTCATAAATTTCATTTTTTTCTTCATCGGATTCGGCAGATTGGAACTTTTCAATTGCAGCCTGTGTATCCTCATTAAAATAAAGCTTTATTTGCTTTTTCTTTTTGATAATTTTAGGGTCGCCGGCGCCGCGGCGCCTTCTTGGTTTTTTTGTTTTTTCTTTTTTGGTCAAAATTTATTCTTCTTCCTCGGAGTCTTCTTCCTTGATATTGGAAATATTATTTGCTATACTAAGTAAGGTAATATTGACGAACCCGATTTGTCTATGAATTTCTCTTACTTCTGGGCTGTCATAAAACAAAGGTCGAGAAAGAATTTCACTTACTACTTGATAAGCTTTGTCAATTTCATCAAGCGCATGCTCAGTATTGTCTTCAAAATTAAAAACAGTTTTTGCAAGCTTAGCGATTACAAATATCTGTATAATACATAATATTGAAAGAAAAATTAAAGACCCTACAAGCATAACAATTCTTTAAAGTGTTCACTATATAGATTCTCAATTGATTTGAAGCTATAGTTTTCAGTTATAAATGATTTGTGCTTTTTTGCTCTTTTTTCATAAATTGTTGGGTACTTATGAAAGTTTCTTAGTATTTTACTTGCATCACCTAAATTAGGCTCCGCCCACTTAGCACCTTCAACAAAAATATTATTATCAATTCTAGATTTCGGTATATCAACAAGATCATACTTTACACTCATATAGGAATCACCTTTCATAAAATCCCTATACGAAGACCACTTAGTTGCAATAATTGGAAGTCCGCATGCAGCAGCTTCTAAAATCGGTAAGCCAAAACCTTCGCCTCTTGTCAGGCTTATAAGCGCCCTAATCTTTGGGTGATGATAGAGATCTCGTACTTCGTCATCTGTCATAGTACCATGCAAGATATGAATCTTTGGCAGTCCTTTGTGCCCCATATCTTTCAATGCTTTTGTTATTGTGCCTTGCAGCATTTTATAGTCCAATATTGTTGTTTTCCCAAGATTGGTTTTTAAAACAATACCAACATCTTCATTTTTATCAAATGTTGCGATCAGCGTTTTCAAAGTATTAATAATATTTTTTCTATCAGCAGCAGGATCTCCTGCTGTAAGTTGACCAAAAATCAAAATATTAAAATCTGTGTCAAGATCTAAATCTAAATTTTCCGGGGGTGTTGTCAAAGAATCAGGAAACGATTCTGGAATAACTGTGACTCGCTTGTGCAAAAACCCAGAGTTTTTGAACGTTTCTCTTACATGCGATGAAGGAACTATAATTTCATTCATTTGATTGATTGAGGATATCCAATTTGGATGACACTTTGTTGTTTCTACGCCCGCAGTCATTCCAACATTGTAGCTGGCAAGATCTTTTACCCATTCATTTGGAAGAATAAGCTGGAATGAGACATCAGCTTTATCATCACTAAAAGACGAGTACTTCATTATTTTTTCAACTAGGCCGTCATGTAAGTCACCATTTACAAACCACGAAGTATCTCCCCACGGAACGCACTGTATGCTAAGACTAATCTTTTTTTGCTCTGCCAAATTTATTAACCATCGAGCAACTTGTCTACTATGAACGCCGTAGCCACTTTGAGTTAAAACAGGAGCTCTTAAAACTACTTTTTTCATTTTTTATCTCCAAGAGTTTTCATTCTCCAGCTTTTGTAGATTGACTTTCTATCATTTTCCCATCTATCAACCAAGTCAAGCAAAGTTTGATTCCACTTTTCAATTGTGTCATCTAAATTAAACTCAGAAAGAGTATATTCTCTAGCTTTCTTTCCAAGTTTTTCTCTTCCCTCTGGGCCCATTTCATACATTTTCATAATGGCGGAGGCGGTGTTTTCATTCGTGCAATAATCTTCATATATATAGGGTACAATTTGACTCCCTACTAAAGATCTTGCATCGGGCGGCAATGCAATTCCATTTTCAGATCCATCCCTATGATCAACAACTTGTCTTGTAAGACCGCCGGTTGTTTGCGCAATAATTGGGTTTCCTGCTTGCATTGACTCAAGTGTAGGTAAGCCAAATCCTTCATTTAGCGCAATATTAATACAAAAGTCTGAGATATTGTGAAGTATGTTCATCTCATTGAAATCGATTCTTTGAGGTGAAAGGAAGACATTATCTTGGACTCCAAGTAGTTCCATAGTTGCGATAAGATTAGGCCCCTCTTGATCGTATGGGTCTGTATGCATAATAAGGGTTGCATTTTTATGGCCGTGTTTCTCTTCTAGCTCATCCAAAAATAGCTTCCAAGCTGCCATTACATCATTTGGTCGCTTTCTTTTAGCATTTCTATTGATCCAAATTCCAACATAGTGATCTTTTCTATCTTCGCCCAAAAGGCTTCTTTTGTGGTTTGCTATTGCATTCTTGTCAAGCGGGTAAAACATATCTTGCGGAAGAGCATGAGGAATAAAATTTGTTTTCTCTGGAAATCTTTCCCCTACAAGCTCGTATGTCTTGTGTGAGTGGCAGTTGATAAGATCAGTTGATTGATAAAATGCACTATTAAACGCGGGATATGGATCATTATCCCATACATGCCAGTATGCTATTGGACAAACTTGATGTATCTCATCTTCCATTTGCCAAACCCAAACAAAAAACCTGGGATCAGTAAACAATAATAAAACATCAGGCTTTTCTGTTGCAAGAAGCTGCCTTAGCATATCCCTATTACCAAAGCCATCTACAGGCTTAATAATAACCTCGGGATGAGGATGATGAACATCATAATTATCGTGCTTTATTGCAGCACCTAATTGTCTTACTGTCCACGGGCCCTTTTCGACTAATCCCATTGCCAAAAATCTAGATTGACAACCAACACCAGATGTGCTAAGCAAATGATCGCTTAGTAATAATATCTTTTTTCTTTTCATTCAAACCCTCTAAGTTTGTCTAAACATATAATACACAAATTAAATAATTTATAAAAACTAAGAGTCCGGACAGTTTTGTGTTCCCTTAAACTCGCACCATCGGCAAGCAGAATAATTTTTTGGGTAAAAACCTTTTCGAACAGCAGCGAGCATAGATCTTACAACTTTTTGAGCTTTTTCAACCTTTGCTGCAGACCCTGACACCTCAACAAGTTCGCATCTTTTTCCATTTTTTCCGTCTCTTTTCAAGAGAACAAAACCTATTTTGACATCTTTGGGATTTACATTATGCTTCTCTGCCCAAAAATGTTTATAAAGCAGGAGCTGCATTTGATAATTGAAATCTTGCTTCTTCTTCGGCGTCCAGCCCCAGCCTGCGGTCTTCCAGTCAAGTAACCAAATTTTTGGTTGCCCTTTTTTGTTTCTATTAATAATAACAGCATCGATAAAGCCTTTGAATAACATCTCATCATTCTGAATTGATTCGTAGAGGTCTTCCTCAGCTTTGACACCTTTCCACCCAGGGAATGTCTCGTCTAAGAATCTAGGGACATCGTCGAGAATGTCAGAGGCTATCTGCTTCCATTGATCCCGCAAAGGTGAATATTTACAGAATCCATTTGCATTTATATATTCTGTAATTGCTTCTTGATTTTCATCCCAATATCGATCAATCTCATTTATAGCTAGTGTCTTATCCATTTCTCGAGTATCGATATATTTTTCACAAGACTCGTGGACACCTGTTCCAAAACCCAAATAGGGCGATGGATCAAATGAACCAAGTTTATCGATATGTGTTAGCTTGTGTCGATATGGACACTCTTTCCAGCAAAAAAGTTCTGAAAAGGAGATATGCGGTTTGCCTGTTGGAAATAATGCCATATCTTATACTAATCAATACTCACGAATTGTATCTTCAAGCTTGTGCTCAGGAGACCAGCCAAGTAATTGGGTTGCCTTTGATATGTTTGCAAGTGTCTCTCTTGCTTCTCCTACTCGAGAAGGTGTATAAACAATATCGTCATCAATCATTTTTGCGACCTCATTAATTGAATAATTTCGACCAGTCCCTATATTAAATAAGTCATGATGTATTGGAGATTCAGCTGCCATCAGATTTGCTCTAACTACATCTTTGACGTATGTGAAATCTCTTCTTTGTTCTCCGTCACCAACAACAGATAAGGGTTGGCCATTTTCTTTCATTCTTTTAAAGAGGCCTATAACAGGAGCATATTGCCCTTTGATTGGCTCTCTCGGTCCGTAAACGTTGAAATAACGCAACGTGATAGTTGAAAGTCCATAAAGCTTAGAATAAAGATGACATAGTTCTTCTCCCTGCTTCTTTGACAACGAGTAGGGTGTCTGGCAATCTGGTATCATATCCTCGCGATGAGGAGGTTGATTTCTGTGACCGTAGCAAGACGAAGATGATGAGTAAATCACTTTCTTAACAGAGTGTCTCAGAGCACACTCCAGGACTCTCTGCGTGCCTATGACGTTTGTATCGAATGCACTTCCGGGTGAGTTGATTGAAGGTTGAATCCTTGACTTTGCAGCGAGGTGGAAAACATAGTCAATATTTTCAAATAATAGATCAATATTATCATTTACTATATCAAGCTTATGATACACAGCATTGTCAAATTTATAGAACTTATTGTTCTCTGGCGCAGATTCATTATCTATAACAGATACATTCCATCCTATCTTTAAAGTCTCTTCGACAATATGGGATCCTATAAAGCCGCTGCCGCCTGTGACAAGAATATTCATTAGTCTTCGCTTACTGCTCTTCCAGACATTTCTTCCCAGTCTCTAAACTCTGGCTGCCTGACTTCGTTATTCTTTTCCCACACAGCTTTCATAACTGTTGGTGATATCCCAAGCTCAGACGCCATAAAAATAAGCGCATTTAAATCTTTTGGAAAACAATTATGTGTTATTATTCCGGTCAAATCATCTACCCAGTATAAATCATCGTGATCAGGTGCAGAATCATTAGTGACTAGCTCTAAGTTATACACATTTCCTGTAAACTTAAGTGATTCTATCTTGTCGATCTTTATTGTCTTAATCAAAGCATACTCCCATTTTCTCTAACTGGCTCTTAAAGAGAATTTTTATTGTTATGTTAGGATTTTGTTCAGAAATTAGAACAAACTTTTCCTCGTTTAGTGAAAAATGATATTTATTTTTAACATCAATGTACTCATCACTTTTTATCAGATAAAAGTCTGGATAATATGATCTAGAAATGCCATCTTGAACATACTTTATTCGGCCTCGGTGTGCTATGAATTCGACATCATTATCATCTAGCCATTTAGCATATGCTAACTCCCACGTTCCCTGGCACTTTGCTATAGATCCATCTTTCTTTCTATAACTATGCCATTTACATCTCCCGACGTTAACACTATCATATTTACCATTGGCCCAGGCTTTTGCTGTTGCAGTTGCAACTTTTTGTCGATTTTCTGGATTTTTAAACATTTTCTTTCGGAAGTTTGAAACTTTTTTTCGGGCATCAAATTGCTTCATTCCGTTTTTATCACCGATATTAATCTTTCCCAGCTTAGATTCAGAATTTCTTTTGCTCCAGCTAGGATCTTTTTTTATCATATTTTTTATTGCCGCTGACATTTTCTTTCTTTTCGCTGGTAGTTTTTGTATGCAGCCTTGACAAAAGTCGCCAGCAATGTCGGAATCTTTCAAGTGCTTTTGTCTCGTCGTGTATTTTCTATTAAATTCACTTTCACACAAATCACAAACAACGTGACAAATCGTTTTTGTATTAGGTAAATTATCTTTACCCGTAGAGCAGTATCTTATAAACGACATTTGGTATCCATCGGTCATTGTCTTCTGTTATAGGTATCAGTGTGCTATATATATTTCATCTTTACATGTAATATATTTTGCTTCTATGAGTAAATCTACTCCGGCTCTTTTAATGGGTATTAAGTGATTCTCTGTGCACTCGAAAGCATGTTTACCAAATATCAACTTAATCATTTGCCCAGAATAAGAATTTTTCGTAACACATTTTATATTTTTAGCTTCATGCTCGTCTAATAAGTAGTTTGTACTCTCAATGGTCATGTTCAGAATGCTACTATCAACAAATTTATTATATAGCTCTTCAAATGATATGCCGCCTTGATTTGTTTTTACTTTTACATTTCCCCTAACACAATGACCACCAAATCCATAAGATCCATCTGGGCCTGGGGAAGAGAAGTGTGATTTTCCTAGGCGTTGGTCATAGAGCGCATATTCAACAACTTTATCGTAGTCAATATTTGACTTTTCGCAAATCTGTCGAATCTCATTTGCAAAACTTACCTTTGTAGATAAAAATGTATTGATGAAATACTTTACCATCTCGGCTGTATTTGAACCAGTTTTAATAATCGAAGCTTTTGGAAATGCTTTGTCAAATACTGTCTTAAGAACTGAAGTTGCAGGGCGAGGGCCACCTATAATAATTCTATTCTGGTTTTTATAGTCATTGATTGCATTGGCTTCTGTAAGAAACTCAGGATTGAATACTACTTGAATATTTTCAACTTTACTATTAAGGTGCTCTGTTGTGCCAGGCGGGACTGTTGATTTAATAACTACGATTCTATCATTAAAGTTAAATTCTCCAGCAAGTCTATCAATTTCAAGAACTGTATTTTCAACTAATCGAGTATCACATTCTCCGGACTTTCTCATTGGTGTTGGGAGGCATTGAAAAATAATATTTGATTGATAAACTAGATTGCTTAATTCGTTTACAGCGAAGTCTTCTTTTTTATTTAAGTCAAAAGTTGCAAGATCAAAGTAGTCTCTTAAACCTTCTCTTACTGCCGAGCCCACAAAGCCTTGTCCTACTATTCCTATTTTCATTAGAATGTTATCCTTAAATCTTTTTTATTCAAAATTGTATCTTCTTCGATATTGTTTTCTGCTCTTGTCCCTAAGATATCATCAAAATGCTTAGGGGATATTCCGGTCCCTGGACGTTTACAAGCAATATTATCTCTGGTAAATACTTCACCTGCCTTGATTGATCCTAGCGAGACGACACTTCTTCTAGCATATTTTCTTGCTCTTTCTTCGCTATCAGTGCATTTCTTTACTTCAGACTCCCCAATCATCTTGCAAGAAAGATTCATTAATCTAACAATTTCTTTTACTTGAACGGGATCAACAGAAAGCCAATGATCTGCACTTTTTTCCAAAGTCTTATCTACTGTGTAGTGCTTTTCTACAATATTTGCCCCGAGCATTAAAGAAAATGCAGGAGTTTCAACAGTCATTGTATGATCAGATAAGCCGTATAAATATTTATCACCAAATTTTTCTTTAATAGACTTAATCATTGATAGATTAATCTGACTTGGTTTTGTAGGATACTTGAGATTACAATGCATAATTACGATCTTGTCAGTTCCAGCTGATTCTAAAACATTTACTGCCTCTTGAATCTCATCTAAAGATGCAGCTCCCGTTGATAGCATTACAATCTTTTTCTTTGAACCTACGTGAGAAAGAAGCGGATGATTTGTTACATCGCATGATGCAATTTTGTATGCATTGATTCCCACTCTATCTAAATAGTCTGTGGCATCATCATCAAACGGCGTGGACATAAATTCAATATCATAGTGATCACAAAGACGTTTGAGCTCAGCATGCTCGGGCTCCCCAAATGAATCTAAGTGTGAGTAAGAATCAAACTGAGTCCCATCCTCTTCTAGCTCACCTTCCCAGTCCCAAAACCTTGGAGCATTTTTAATACACAGATTTTTTGCTTTATATGACTGAAACTTGATTGCATGAGCTCCCGCTTGAGCTGCTTCTCTAATGAGTCTCTCACCTAGATCGATTGATCCTAAATGATTTACTCCTGCCTCTGCAATAAAGAACGGCTTACCTGATTTTAGATTTTCCCAAAGATTATCAACTTTTGACATTTTTATCCTTATCGATCGAATTTTTAATTGTTTCTCTTTCGCAGTCTTTTGTAGAAAGAGATCCTTCTCTTTTAAAATACCTATAATATGGTAATCTTAACCGGTATCCGTCAAAGTTTTTAATGTAACGCAATAAAAGATCGTAATCTTCTCTATTTCTAAGCGTTTCGTCATAGAAGCCAATAGCATCAAGATATCTTCTTCTGAGGAGGACTCCGGCGCCGTTATCTAGCAAGTGATCAAGTGTATTGATCTCTTTTTTTCTGCTCAGATCTTTGTCGACAATAATCTGATCGCAATAAACAAACCCGATATCGTCATTCCACTCTAGAACTTCTGACATTGTATGAAGAAAGTTTTTATTAATGAAGTCATCGCCGTCAACTCTTACAACATATTTTCCTGACGACATTTCTATCGCCTTGTTAGATGCAGCAGAGACACCGGAATTTTTTTCTAATCTTGCAACTTTTGCAATTCCCTTAAACTGGGAGATTACTTCCCATGAACTATCTGTAGAACAATCATCTACAACAATAATCTCATATTGGTTTTCTGGCAAAGTCTGATTTATGCAGCTATTAATTGCTCTACTAATGTATTTTTCAAGATTGTAGCATGTTATAATAACGCTAACAAGAATATTATTTTTATTGTTCATTGCTTAAGTTACTTTTCATTAAAGATAAAAATTCCATCTTTAGAAAGATATTTCTCTACTATTTTATCAAATTTTTCTCTTGGTATTCCTGGTATTTTTTCTTTTGTAATTGTAGGGCCCGGATAAAAAGACAGAATTATATCAAAACTTTTTTCATCTTCTTTTGATAAGACATAATCACAATCAAAAACATTTTCTTGAATTATTCTTGCGTCTTTTATATTGAAAAAATCTATAACATCTTTTGCTGTTTCTTGATATTTTTGCTGGTAATTAAAAAAGACTCTATAAATAAAGCCAATTTGCTCTTTTAATGAGATTATTACTTGCTCTCTAGATAAAGAGTTTTCTTTCTTAAGAAACAAATATGCACCAATTGAATGAGATGCATTTAAAATATTTGTATTTTCATGTTTTTCTTTTTGTCGATTTCCAAACATGTCTATTCCACAAAAAGATGTAATACCAAGATTTTGAAATATAGGCCAGTAAGGACAAAATCCACACCCCAAATCTAGAATTTTTATATCTTGATTATTCTTTGCTTTGTTATCAATAAATTCAAAAAGATTTTTATGCTTTTCAAACATCGACATAAATCTTTCTTTTATACTTGTCTTTAAGTGCCAATGCCACGAAACAAGACACATATCAAAAATATTTTCAAGATCTTCTCTTTCAAGAGTTGATAAATTTAATGATTTTGAAATATGTTGAACTCTATCTAATGCATCACTTTTTACTTTTTCTATCTTAGATTCAAAAAATAAATTAAGAGAGTTTTCAAATTTGTCAACTTGAAATTCAACATGTTTTTCTAAAGATTTATTTGTCATTTTAGTTTTTTAGAAATCATATATTTGTGTTTGTCTTCTATTATTTCAACATATTTAGACAATGTAATAGATTTTCCTTCTGGTAATTTTACTATCTTGTTTTTGTTAACAATATCGCCTGTATCAATCGTGTTTATTATTTCATTAAACGCTATTTCATTAAAATCACGCTTGTTTAGTTTGTTTAAAATACTTAGGCATCTATCTAGATCTTCTTTATAGTCAACAGAAAGATTGACAAACTTTAAATCATCATTATTTAAAGATAGATTTATTGCTCCTGACTTTGCATTTTTATCATTCAAAACAAACCAGGATAAATATTCAGAGTTCATTGGATTTTTCATTTCTAAATAAAGGTTCCAAAGATAGCCCGTAGAAAAAAGCTCTGCTGTTGTTCCAAATGGTGCGCCATTTACTCTTACATAATCTAGATCTTCTTCGACTAGCATTTTAGACATTTCTTTCATAAGGTCAGGATCTGTAAAAGGATTATCACCCGTAACCCTAAAAATTCCGCCCCACTCATTTTTAAAAGCTAACCAGAGCATTCTATCTAAAACTGACTGCGGGTGTCCTGCATAAGTTTTTATCTTGTTATTCTTGCATAATTCTAAAAGAGGTTTATCTTCTTTTAAGTTTGAAGTTGCTAAAAAAATCGGAAACCCAGATAAAGAAACTCGATTACAAAGGTCAACTATCATAGAGTTGGTGTGAAAAGGTTTAAGAACTTTTTCTTTGAGTCTTTGTGATTTAAGTCGTGCAATAACTGCAACACCAGTATTATTTTTTTTAAATTTCTCAAATGAAGACCCAATATAGTCAATTCCGGAATCAGCACGAAGCATATTCGTGCTATTGTCAATAACTTTTTTATAAAGAACAGATCTATAGCTTAGCTCTCTTTTAGTTGGGTGCTTAACACCAGTTCCTTGCATCGCATTCTTGTAGTGCACAATATTTGAAACCATTGACAAAAACTGGTTTGGGTATAACGAAACCTGCCAGTCAAAGTTTCTATTATTTCTTGTTAGTGTAATATGCTTTTCAATAAACTCACAGCCCTTAGATAGACACATAACAGGAATACCGAGTGTGTCTAAGGAGTGGTCAGCAAAGCCCGTAGGAATATTAAACTCTTCTTTAAGGTGATCAAGCGCATTTAAATTAAGGTTTTCAAACTCTGTGGGATAATCACTGAATCCGTGCATAAGACATACAACTTTGTCTTTCAAGATATCAAGTGCAAATCTTATGTCAAAATTGGTAGCACATTGTGTTTCAAGAATAACTACACAGTCGTCATATAAAGCAATTTTTTCTAGAAAACATTTGTTCGTAATATCTGTCGCATGAATTTTAAAAAATCTAAATCCATATTCATAGCAGCGCTGCAGGGATGTTTCCTCAAGTATGCAAGGGATTACTTTGATATTTGCTTCTTTGCATTTATCAAAGATGTGGACCCAGTTTTTCCATGCTATCTCAGTATCAATATACGTCTGATATCTTTCATAGTCTTTGACACAAAAACTATCTGTGTCCATAACTTGAACTGTTACATAATCTGCTTTTGAATTATTAGCTTCACTTATTAAGCTCCACAAATACTCAGGATCACCATTGTGATTAAAGGCAGTTTCTGCAATTGTTTTCATTTATTTAAATTTCCTCTATGATTTTATTTTCAACTAAAATATTGACAGTTTTTTGAATCTTTTCTTCAGAAAATCCGGATTTTTTTGACATATCTTTGATATTGTTTTTTCCGTCAGATAAAAATAAAACCCAGCTTCTTATTGCTTCGTATTCATAATTCTGATGTGTTCCACCCACTGTTCTATAAAGATTGTATTTTGATAAAAATGGCTCACACCCATCGTGGGCAACTAAATACTTTGGATATGATTCATATTTTAAAACAATCTCTTCATGTATGTTTGCTATTTCTTTTATCTTATCAATAGACATAAGAGATAAATCATCTAATGACGTATGATACTCGTCATATTCTCCATAAGGAGCTCTCATAACTGTTCCGGTCGGTATTCTTATTTTTGGACTACTTAATTGTCTTTCATCGCTTCCACCAGTTGGCCAATAGTCTCTAATTTTTACATTTTTATAACTACTTAAAACGTCTTCAATTATTAGATCTAATGAGTGATTATTCTCATGAGTTTTCTTATAATGAATTTCTTCACCTGTTCCAGTGCACGTTCCTATGAGTGCATATTCTATGTTTTCTGGCTTTATTAGTCGGCTCGATAACAGTGTTATGCTCCCAATAGTCTCTGGAAAAAAGAAGAATTTATAAGTAAACTTTAGATCTTTTCTATCTTTTAGTAAGTTGTAAAGCTCTAGAAGCAGAAGTATTCCTGATACATTATCTGACGCCATTTGAGGATGGCATGTATACGAAGTAAAAATTACTTCCTTATCAGTCTTTCCTTTGATTTCTAACTCTGCAATATTTAAAAAATCATCAACAAACTCAGTTTGAATATCAACTTCATACTTTTTATCGCTTAGATTGTTGTATTGATTTTTTGTTAAACAAAAGCCCCAGTTTTCTGCATAGTAGCTATGAATCCACGGGATTGCATTAGGAATACTTTCTTTAAAATAGAGGTGATCATCAAGAATTTCTTTTTCTAATATTCCTGAAAATGGGCTGCTATACGTCATTAAATTTAGATTATTAAAATCATAATCTAAAACTACTTTTCCATCTAAAGCTTTAAGTTGTGCCTTGCTTACTTTCCACTTTTTTGGTATTATCCAATCAAAAACTTTGGTGCCACTTTTAAACTTATGAATCTTGGCAGGAAATCTTTTTGTGATAAAATCTACAAATTCATCATTCCCTATCAGGGTTTTCTTTGTATCAAAGCATTCTTTTATAAAGTCTTCATTTAAAATCATTCAAAAACCAACCATATTTGATCATACCTTGCTTATAGTTCTTTTCATTAAACCAGTCAAGAGTCTGACTTAATAAGCTCCACCTTTCACGTGCATATACTTCTAATTCTTCATCTATTAAAAAATTTTCAACTTTCATTGATGATCTCTTTTTTAATGCCTTACTTATCGATGAGTTTTGCTTAGACAGCAAATGAAAGTAAAGAAGAAGACTATTAAATGTATCACAAAAAGAGTAGTATTTACAAAATTCTAAATTTCCAGTTACTTCTCCCGACAATATTTTTGTATCTTTTAAATACTCTTCAAAATCTTTCCAAGCAGATAATCCTTCTCTTATTGAATTTTCAAGAAGATATTTGCTGCTAAAGTTTTCTTTTCTTGCTTTGTCTGTAGAGATATTTTCATATGATCTACCTAATAGCAAAGAAACGCTATCAATACTTCTGTTGATAGATTTTTGCAATAAGAGCGTGTCATCTATTTTATGCCCATTGGATAAATTCCACGTGCATTTTAAGATTCTTTCAGGAAGCCATTCTAAAATTTCAATAATTTTATGTTCTTTTGGTGGACTATTTAAGTTGTAGTTTTTTCCCTGTATTAGCTTCAAATTTATGTCTTCTAAAATTCGAACATTTTCAATGATTTTTTCCGGAACTATTAAGACATTACCCCCCATCAAAAATGGTTCGACGTCGATGCTAACAACAGGTTTTCTATCTACTACCAAAAAATCTAAATCAGATATCCCAGGATGACTTACTTCGCCGGCGAGATAAATTGTTAAATCTGGATTATCTTGACAAAACTTTTGAATTGCCTTGTCATAGTCTTTTCGAGTCTTTCCTTCAAGAAACAAGACGTTGCTCCAATAATTTTGCATATTTTGCTGCGCGCTTGAGATAGTTTAGCCCCAAAGTATTTTTTACTTGATCAGGTATAATATTCTCGTTAACAAAATATTCTTTCCATTGTGATCTAATATTTGATGCTATTTCGAGAATTTCTAACTCACTTGAAGAAAAATGATTTCTAATCAATTTATACGAATCTTCTTTGCGACAATAATTTCCTCTAAGATTTAACCACAGTGTAGGAAGTAGCATAATCACACTAAGCAAATACTTGAGCTGGTACATTGTATTTATATCTTCATAGTTTTCTAAAAGATATTTCCCGTCTTTCGCATGATGCCTAAGGATTCCTTCTTTTCCAGAAGTAACAAGCGTATTAATGATTCCATGAAATCTCCTTTTTTCCAAACTATGAGAATCACATTTTCCCAAACTTATTTCTTTGCTACTCAAAATACATTTGCTATCTTTTAAGAGATCGCAAGGAAGATAAAGATTGGGAAATGAAAGCAAATCTTTTTCATGAAGAAAGTGAACTCCGTGATGTTGGTATGGGTCCATTTTTCTCATTATTTTATCTATTTTCAAACAAGATTCGAATGTTCTTTTTCGATTTTCTTTATTCAATGACTCAGATTTTAAAACTGCAATTGAATCAAAGTCACTCCACCCTTTAACAATCTTAAGATCAGCACAACTTCCATGAATTAAAAAATGAGAGTAAATATTTGATTCAATCGCTTCTTTTTCAATTTCAAATAAAAATGAAAAATAGTCTAAATCATAGTCGTTTTTGTTAAAATCTCTTACTTGAATTTTTATTAATTCGGAATCAGGATTCCACTCGTCGTAAGATGCCTGAATATGATCTAAAAACATGTCAAAGACATATTCTGGCTCTTTGCTTAATTTTGGGTCTTTATCTTGAAAAACCCAGTTCAAAAGATTGTTTCTAGTTATCTGGCTCGCTTTTAGACTCATTAAAATCTTTTTCTATTCTGTCGATAATTCTTTTTGATGCATTTTTATGATCACCTGGAAAAAATTTATTTTTAAAATAATCCCAATCCTTTTTAGATTCTAACAACCCAGAGATTTTTTCTATAATTTTATTTCCAGACATTTCATCAGAATTTAAAAAATCAGAATGTTTTCCGTCAAAGATTTCACCGCTGTAATATTTTTCATGGAGTTTTAAAATCCCTGGGTGATGTATTCTGTCTGTGTGCAGATTTTTTTGATAATCAGGTGTCAATGATAAACAAGGCGTTTCTAAAAATGCTAACTCATTAATAGCAGATGAGCAAAAATGAATAACAATATCTGAGCCTGCATATAAAAGTATATGACTTAAAACATCAGAGTCTGATTCTATTGCATCAAAATTTATTGTCTTATTGTAGCGATTGTTATATTTTTGCCTATCCTTTAGAATAAGCTCAAAATTGTTATTGTCGCACCAGACTCTAAGATGCTGCAAGATCTTTTCAACTTTTGAGAATAATTTAGGATGTTTTATGTAAAGGCTGTTATGCGGTGTTAAAAAAGCTATTTTTCTTTTTTTGGATTTGGCATTCTTAAAATTTGTTAAAAACTCAAACCACGGACTTCCTAATGATTCTAAGTTTTGATAACCTGATAATTCTTCTAGTATTGTTTTCGTATTATCAGAGTTGCAAAAAAGTGTTGTATTGCTTTTGAAGTCACTTACTTGATTATAAATTTCATTCCAGCAATATTCTAAACTGTAGTTTAATTTATTGTCATTTTCATATATTCTTTTCCAACCCTTGTTAAAAAGATTTATTCCTAAACAGACATCAAAAAGCTTTCTATCTTTTGAAACTCTATCTATAAGAACATTTTTATCAAGGTGATAAACCCATGTAAGGTTTTTAAACTCACTTATTTTGGGTTCTATATTGATAAGATAGCCTAGATTCTTTGGCTCAAAATTACATAGCAGAGTGCAATCATGTCCTCTAGACAAAGACTCATAAAGCGTTGATGCAATAATTTGAAAAGTCTGTGTCTTATCTATTAAAAAAGCAATTTTCATTTTTTGTTTCTATTAGAAAGAAGAGAAATGTCCCAGTCTTTAAATTCATTTGCTAGACAATCAATCTTTAAATCAAGTCGATCTCCTTCTCCTGACAATACTTTGATAAGATTCATTACTCTGTTTCTGACACCGTTGATTCCGTGTGTAAGCTTAAGCTTTTCTAGATCTTGGTCACGGCCTTTTCTTGCCTCAGATTCATTATACCAGATGTGTTCATTCATCTGTGACAAAACAACAATTGATCTAATTAGTTCACCCGTAAGCTTGATATCGTTTTCTTGAATAATTAAATCTAAATCATGTTCAATATCATTCATTTCCCTGGAGTAAACTTCTTTATTTTCGGGTATAAAAACTTCTTTAAGTTGATGTATTGAAACTCTATCAATTAGATCTGCAAATGATGGAAGCCATTTTCTACTCATATATTTTTTCCTGCTTTGTTAAGCGCATAACAAACGTTCTTAATTTGATCTTCAGATAAATCTGTATGATTTCCGATATAAAGTCCAAAATCATGAATATGGTTTAGGGTATCTAAATTTCCGGAAATGCGATATTGATCTTTGAATTTCTCTAAATAAGGTTGACGATATTGATTTCCGCCTCCTGCAGTTCCTTTTCTAAACTCTACCTTTAGTTTGTCAAGTTCTTTCTGGATTTTGCCGAACAAAGTTCTGTCTTTGCTCTTAAGAATCAAAGGGAGTGCAAAGTTACTAGAACCCTCTGTATTGAAGCCCGTAATGAAGATATCACTATCAAGAGTAGATAGCCAAATATCAAAGTTTTCACATCTTTTCTCGATATTACTATCCAGTCTTTTTAATTGGCTTCGACCCATTACTGCACAAAGCTCATGTGATCTCAGATTAAATCCTGGAACTGCGAAAGTAAAGAGTGGGTTGAGATCTGGATATGCTTCTTTATATTTGTTCTGCGTTATCTGGGATGCCTCTCGTGTCATTCCGTGTGATCTAAACATCCTAGCTAAATCGTGAACCTCATCACTATTAGTGCAAACTGTTCCACCTTCAATAGTTGTCATATGATGACCAAAATAAAATGAGAAGTTAGACATTTCACCAAATGTTCCAATTTTCTTTCCATTGAATGTCGCACCATGAGATTCACAGCAATCTTCAATAAGCATAATATTTTTTTCATCAAGGGTGTTTACCAGCTTTTCTGTAAGGCCATTAAATCCCAAAATATGAACCATCAAAACGGCCTTGGTATCTTTGGTAATTGCATCAATTATTGCATCTGTGCTTGAAGACATATTTTTCATATCAACATCAACAAAAACAGGCTTAAATCCTAACACTAGAAAAGGAACAATGTCAGATACCCAACCAAATGGACTTAAAATTATTTCTCCGGCGCCATGCTTTTCTTTAAGGATAGATGCCATAATCCAGTTAGCAGATGCGCCTGAATTTACGTATGTTGTATTTTTGACCCCGAGCCAGCTTGACCACTCCTCTTCAAATCTTTTTACATTTTTGAACTGGGTGAATCTTACATCGGGCGTCTGGATAAATTCGACTAGCGCATCTTTATCTTCTTGTGTAATGTTGTCATTTATTAATGGCCAACTAAATCTATTTTGTCCCATAATACTCACCATATTCTACGAGAAGTGTAGACTTTGAATCTTTGTTTTCATATGCCTCTTTAAAGGCTGGGAAAATATCTTCAGGCTCTTTAAGATCTACAACATTGACTTCTGTAAGCATTTTTCTAAATGCTTCAATATGGTTTTGTGTATGTTGCGGCCCAGCATCGATTGGGTTTTTAGATCCTACTGATACCCGGATTATAACCCTTGGCTTCATATCCCCTTTAGACATGTCCTGCATCTTGTCTAGATGATTAACGAGTTGATTGCAAGCAAGGATAAAAAAATCGAATCTTGGATACATTGTTACGGGAACAAAGCCTTCAAGCGCCATTCCTGTCGACATTCCTAGCTGTGTCTCTTCAAATACTGGCAACTCGATTCTTTTTTCCATTGGAACTTTTTCCAAAGTTGATGAAATCGCATGACCGCTTACTTTGCATGCTTGACCCAAAAATACTGCGTCTTCCTTTTGGCCAAGCCACTCCATCGATCTTATAAGCTCTTCTTTATATTTCATAATTAAAAATTAACCCACTTTCCTGTTCCGTGATGCGGATATCCCATTTCATATTTGTAATAGATTGCACCCTCTGGAATATCTTGCTTAGACCCCCACGCCATTTCTGTTGGTGTATGAACACTCATATCGTTGTCTTCAATTACCCACTGTATTGGTAGATCAAAGTTTTTAGCATATTTAAATGCTTCATGAAAAACGCCTGTTTCTGACGTCATATCTCCAACAAAACACCACACTTTGCTTTTAGATCCTTTGCGCTTTAGTGCCATTGCTACGCCGAGAGCAGGAGAAAGAATCCCACCAACGATAGACGAAGCATAAAAATTTGGATTTACATTATTTGTCCCCATACTTCTCCCCTCTAAAATAGAGTTAAAAAGCTTGTTAGGATCAACACCATGCAAAAGAGCATGATAGTGATTTCTCCACGGAACAAATACCCAGTCATTCTTGTCTATGTATTGGAATATTTCAATCAACTCTTTTTCGTTGTTTTTGGCTAGATGAATTGGGCCTCTGATTTTTCCATCTTCATAATAATCTCTTACTTTTGCTTCAAAATCAATAAGCTCTTTTTCGCTCTTTAGCGGATTTCTAACTTTTTTAAGATGACTCGGTATTTTTAAATTCATTATTTATCTCTTAGTTGTAAGATTGGATTAGAAATAGGCCAATCAATATTAAGTCTTGGGTCATTCCATTTTATTGTAAACTGTTTATCTACATCTGGATAATTTCCTTCATATGACCACTTATAATGAAAGACAGAATTTTTACTAAGAACAACAAATCCATTTCCTACGCCAGGTGGCAAAAGAACTTGCTTTCTAGATCTATCATCTAAAATCATTGAATCATATTCCATATATGTAGGAGAGTTTTTTCTATTATCAACTATAACAAAATATAGTTCTCCATAAAGACATGTAACTAACTTGTGGGACTTGAAATCCCCATGAATTCCTCGAAGAACGCTTTGACGAGATGTAGATACTTTGTCATGATTAAACTCTAGCGGAATATTAGTTTCATTTTTGTTCCAAATTGTCCACAAATCTCCTCGAAAATCTACGTGAACATCTGGCTGAATTACTTTTACGCCTGCAATATTTTTATTCATTTAATCACCTAGAATTTTTCTTTTGAGGCGGTGCTTTGTCATTTTTACAATTTCATTTCTTGTATTGATTCCAAATTTATTTTCAACAAAATCTAAATAGTTTGGATCTTCATAATATTCATGAAATGCACTATCTCTAAATTTTACTACATCTTTAGCTGATATCTTGCAGGTATTTAGCGGTTTCATTTCATATGCATGTTGTGAATAACCAATATAAGAATCTGGTAACTCCCATCCGTTTTTTATCGCATCTAGATAAAGCTTAGATCCGGGATACGCCATTGTGCAATAAAAATTTGCAAACTCACATTGCAAGTCTTTTGCTAAGTCTAAAGTTTCTCTCATAGATGAATTGTCATCTTCTGGTAATCCAAAAATATAGTTTCCTATAACGTTAATTCCCGCATCTTGAATTTTTTTAACTAAATCTTTAATATTGAGCTCAGTGAATTTTCCTTTTACTACATCTTTTCTAACTGCAGAATTTCCTGACTCGATTCCTAGCGCAAGCCAATTTACTCCTGCTTTTTTAAGTGTATCTAAATACTCTTCTTTGACTGTGTCAATTCTAGCGTACGCCCAAATATTAAAATCATATTTTCTTTCAATAATTTTATTGCACAAAGATAAGAAATGAGATTTATTAAGAACAAACATTTCATCTGCTATCTTAACATTCCTTATTCCTAACTTATGTATCTTGTCAAATTCTTCAATAATAAAATCCGGGCTCCAGAATCTAAATTTATTTCTTCCATGATCCCAGTTTTCTAAATTGTTATTACCAAACGGTGCATTAATACAGCAAAAACTGCATTTAAACGGGCAGCCTAAGCTAGTATAGAGCGATGCAAATGGTTCTCGATCATTATTGTTTGACATAGCATGCCAATTAGCAGTTCTGTATTTTTTCATAGGAAGAAGATCCCACGCCATTCCAGGAAGTTCTTTGTCTAGATTGTCCTGACTTATTATGGGTGCGGGTTTGGTATATGCTACTTTATTATTTTTCCAAAACCATAATCCTGGAACATTTTTTAGCTCATCTACGTTTCTCATATCGCTACATCGTAGCAATCCTGTTATTGTATGTGGTCCTTCACCTTGACAAACAAAATCTGCATCTTCGATTTCAAGAGTTTGTCTAGCTAAAGCAGATGGATGCAATCCCACCAATAGAGTCTTGAAATCTTTTGTATCTTCTTTTTTCAAGAGTGATAAAAGTGATCTTACACCTTCCATATTTTGAGTAGATGCTGACGGTTGTTGCCCATAAACTACAATAACGACAAGTCTTGCATTTATATTTGTTATTGTTTTTACGCTTTCAGAGTATGAAAGTCTCTCTGCTTCGCAATCTAGAATTCTTGTATCAAACCCTTTAGATCTTGTATGATTTGCTAAAAGTGCTGCCCAAATTGGTGGTTCAATAGCAGCAAAATCTTTACTTAGATCTTGATAAACTTTCCCAGAAGCATTTGGATGAACAAACAAGACATCTAATTTTTTATTCATTATTTTTTACCTTGTCAGAAACATTTTTCCTGACTTAACTCTTTCTCTCCAGTAATCTAGGAGGTCTAGCATTGTTGTTTCAAATTTAATTTGCGGCTCCCATCCTGTATGTTTTTTAAACTTTGATGTATCAGGAACTTGCAAATTTGCATCAATCGGCCTTAATCTCTCAGGGTCTACCTGTATTTCAATATTTTTGCAAGTTGAATTTCTTACAAGAAAATCAAGCATTTCTTTTATTGTACAGCTATACGATCCACCAATATTGTAATACTCGCCTGAGATTGGATTATTTGTAACCAGCATATAATATGCCCTTACCGCATCTCTTACATCAGCCCATGTTCTAAGAGAATCTAAATTCCCCACTTTTATTACAGGATCAATAAGACCCTTTTCAATCATGGCAATTTGTTTAGCAAAAGTTGATTCTGCAAAAACATCTCCTCTTCTTGGCCCAGTATGTGTAAACATTCTTGTAGTCATTATTTTCATATTATATGCTTCTGCATAATAGCGTCCGACTAAGTCTGTTCCAACTTTAGATATAGCGTATGGTGATGCAGGATGAAATGGAACATCTTCATTTATAGGCAAATATTTTTTTGGTACTTTTCCAAAAACCTCAGAAGAAGCGCAGACATGAATTACAGGATCATAGTTTAAATTTTTTACTTCTTCCAAAAGCTTGGCAGTTCCTAGAATATTAGTATTCAGCGTATCTATCGGAGCTACAAAACTAGTTTGAGGATATGATTGTGCTGCAAGATGAAAAATATAATCAGGTTTGTTTTCCTTCAAGCATGAATGAATTGAACTCTGGTCATTGAGATCTCCAAAGAACAAAGTTATTCTATCTTTGTTATTGATTCTTTCAAAAAGATGAGATAGGTTCTCCATAGGATCATTCCATCTTAGAAAGCCTATAATATCCCAATCAGTATTTTCTAAAAGATAGTCAGCAAGATGGGAACCTACCATTCCCGCAATTCCTGTTATAATAGCATTTTTATTCATCATTGGTCTTCCACAAATCTCCAGAAAATGGAGTAAGCTGGTCTTTTCTGACGTGTTTTTTGATTTCTTTGACTTCTTCTAGTGTGCTAATTTTATACAAGATATAGTCAGGATTTTTTAATGTTCTTTTTTTAATCTTGTTTATAAGCTGATCTCTTTTATTGTTTTGCATCCAAATTACTGCGGAAATATGCTTGAAACATCTTTTCAATCCGATGTCTTGTGCTTTTTTAGAAAAATACTCAATAGTTTGATGGGGATTTTCTACAGTAGACATTGCATGTTTGCCCAAAGCTTTATAAATACTTTTATGACAAAAATATGTTGGATCCCATTTAGTGTAGTTACACTTAAAAAGCATTATATTATTTACAGATTCTGGCGGAGAAAAACTATTATTCTTTTTAGTGTATTTATAACCATGTAAACCCGAGAGATTTGTCATATACATAGATTTTCCTAGGCCTTCTAGTAATGCAACATAATCTTGAAAAATATTACCTTTTATAAAAAACTGATTATCTTCCGCTAAAAAAGCAAAATATTCTCCTTTTGATTCTTTTACTGATTTATTCATTGCATCCATATAGCACGTGAACCAGGGCACACTTTCATCGTAATTTAAGAACAAAGCTTTCTTTTGTATGTTAGTTCCGGGAGTTTTTTCTATAGATGTTTTTGTACCATCAAAGTTTACAAACTTATCATTGAAGTCGATATCTAAAAACCACTGTCTAATATCAAAGTTTTGTGCGGTTTCTAATAAGATAATTTCTACTTCTGGGTATGTATTACAGACTAAGAATGACTTTAAAAGATTCTCTAGCAGCGGATAATATTCTCTCTTTCCAGAATGAATTGCAATTGAAATTAGCGGATTAGGCATTTTATCTTCTTATAAATCTTTTAAATCGTCTTTAGAAATTTGTGATGTTCCAAATCTGCAAACAACAATTGCTGCACATTTGTTAGCAAACTCAATTGCCTCTTTTAGATTATTACTTCTAATGAACTTATGTATAAGGGCAGCCAAAAATGTATCTCCGGCGCCGCAAACATCTCTTTGCCCCAAATCATCAGCAATATATTTATTAAATGCAGGAATAATTTTATCTTTATAGATTGCGCCCTTAGATCCCAAAGTAACAATTATCTCAAAGTTTTTAGGAAGTTTATTGCATAGGCTTTTTTCAAGTTGATTTATTTTGATAACAGCATTTTCAAAACATGAAAGATCAGTTTTTTTAGAATCTACAAAGACTTTTTTATTATTGGTGAATGCTAGTTTGCAAATTTTTCTACAAGTATCATGGCTTAAAAACCCTTTATTGTAGTCAGAAATTACAATAATATCATAGTCAGAAAATCTAATACTATTTAACCTTTTATTGCTAAGTGGTCTAACTTTTGCTTCTTTGTCTATTCTTAGAAGGCTTCTATAGTGTGCATACCCAGTAGCTACAATCCTTGTTTTAATAATTTTTTCATTATGCGTAATGTGGTCAATATTGTTTCCGAGATTTTCTAAATTTTTTAAAACATTTTTTGACATTCCGGGGCGGTCGTCGATATTTCCAGAATCAACAAAGATAGGAACGGGATCTTCTGGACTAAGGCGGCTGCATGTGCCAAAAATATATCGATCGATACATGTTTCTCCAAAAATCAAAATTTTTGGATCTTTAATTTTATTTACCATTCAAAATCTCATCAAGGATAGAAGACGTAGAATACCCGTCTATAAAATTAAAAATCTTTACTTCACAAAGGTCGCTTCCTACAACATCTTCTTTCTTGTAATCGCCGCCTTTTACAATTACATCTGGATTAATAGATTTGATCAATCTATAAGGGGTGTCTTCTTCAAATATGAAAACCTCATCAACAAACTTGATTGATTCTAGAACAGCCTTTCTGTCACTCTGGCAGCTGATTGGGCGTGTATTGCCCTTGAGTCTTTTTACGCTTTTGTCACTATTGATACCTACAATTACTTTACACCCAAGCGTCTTGCAATACTTTAAAAGCTCTACATGTCCTTTGTGAAGAATATCAAAGCAACCATTTGTAAAAACTATCTTATGATTCATTATTAGTCAAGAAGTCTGTAATTGTCTTTGTCGACTTTATAATTTTAGAATTTAGTGCTTTATCATCAATGAGGAGGTCGTAAGATGCTTTACCCATTATAAGTTGTGTATAATTTACACCCCAGTTTTTGAGCTGGTTCTTTGTTAAGCTATATAGATTATCGTAAACTCTGCTTACATCGCCGTCAAATGTGTTCATACCCCTTGCAGTATAAATAAAAACTTGATTTCCTGAATTGGTAAGCTCGTTGACTATTTTTACAACGTCTAAATCAGGATAGCATGTATTGTATTTTTCTACTCCGCCATCTTCAGATGTTCTTTTGCAGATTACGCCATCTAAATCAAATGCAATTTTCATTATCAAAACTTCTTTCTATGATTGCAAGATATCTTCCTATGCATTCTCTCCACGTTCCTGGGAAAGTACAATTTTGAATATTTAAAGAAGTATTTTCTAAAAGCTTGGATAAATCTTCCGGGGTTTCAAATGAGAAGTTTTTTCCAGCAAACTCTTTGGCTCCTCCGCCATCTACATGCACAAAAGTAGGCATTTCACATGCGAGACTTTCTAGAATATGATTGGGTCCCGGATCAAATCTTGAGCCGCTTACATAGATGTCATATTTAGATAATTCTTCCCCTAAAACCAGGCCAGAAATTGGTTCTATAATTTTAGTATTTTTAAACTTACTAGACGTTCTTCCAATATATGTAAAAGTAAATTTATCATTTTTTCCAACAAAATCATCTAAGAACTCATAAACATCTGCACCTTTGAGTCGATTATCTGACCAGTGGTGGGCAACGATGTTGATTTTGTTATTTTTTATTTTATCTCTTTTTTTAAAATGATCTTTGTTCACGCCATTATAGACGACAGCAGTATCTTTACAATGCCAGTCCCGATTTTTATGGTAATCTTTCATCCAGTGAGAGACAAAAACTGTAGTATCTGAAATGCTGGAGCATGCTCTTAATAGACTATCAACATCCTTGGTGTTTTTTCTTGCATCACACTCATTTACTCTGTGGATTATTTTTACACTTGGGTTTTCTTTCTTAAATCTTGCAATTTCATTTATTGAAATACCTAGATCGCTATATCTGGGATCTTGAATAAAAATTACATCTAAGCCAGGATCAAGACTGAACACAACTTCATGACCACATGATCTTAAAACCTCACAAAAGGCGCGCACAAATAAATTTCCGCCGCCCCAAGGACCATCAACAGGTTTTCTATTTATAAGAATCTTCATATACTAACGAGTTAAAAGAACTTGCCCATAATTAATTTGATCATCTGTGTATCCTCGGTCATCTAAAAATATTCGTCTATCCATAATAATGAGTTCTTTAGAATCATCTTCAATTTGATCAATTAGATTTGAGCACTCGATATCTTTTTGAACCTTCCCAGGAAGATGATAATCATCAAATAAAAGAACTTTATTATATCGATCTTTTGTAAGCTCCCAATCAGCTTTAGTTGCAGCATATGTATGATCACCGTCAATATAGACAAAATCAAACTTATCTTTCATTTGGGAAAGATAATCTTGGGATTTGCCTTTTACAAATTGAATTTGATCAAACCAGTTTTTTGGAAATATTTCGCTTAATTGATTAAGAAAATTCTGGTCAAAAGCTGGGTCTATTGTTGTGATTTTGCCACCACCGTTTTCAGCTAGTGCCATTGCTGCACACATAGTTCCATAACCTCTTCCAAATCCAATTTCTAAGAAAGACTTTACATTGTACTTCTTAATCAAGGAATAAATCAAGAGTCCTCTTTCGTAATTTGGCCGAAAAAATGCACCTACAGTTTTATAAAGTTCAGAACCTGGATCTCTTTTTTTCTTTGCAGTAACTTCGCCAATTTGATCGAAATCACCAAGACGCAAATCTTCTAAATTAATTCCAAGACTTTTGATCTTATCCTTAATGTTTATCTTTTTAATATTCCCAGTTCTTTCCGGGATATCTTCTACTTTTACCTCTTCTTTGATTTTACCAAAGTCAAGAAAATTGCTGTTCATTTAGTCTCCTTTTTGTAATCTAATTGAATCTTCATCAAAATGTTGGGTTGAAAACTCAAATAAAACTGTGTCTTCTAGCGCTATCATTTGGTGTACTAATCTTCTCGGAATTTTTTTAGAATCACCTGCTTCTAGTATGACTGTATTTTTAATTTCCGGGTGGTCTAAGTGATAAAAAGTGCACTCTAGCTTGCCAGACTGTAAATAAAAAGTTTCTTTTTTTCTTTCGTGATAATGAAGGCTGCATCTTTTTCCTTCATTAAAATAAAGAAGTTTTCCACAATATTCTTCATCATTGTGAATCCAGAGCTCATGACCCCAGCCTTTTTCTACTTTTTTCATTAAAGCAGTGTCTTTATCAAGTGTATTCATTTTTTAAGTTTTTCAATATCACTAGTAACCATTTTTTTGACTAGATCCTTGAAGTTAGTTTTTGGTTCCCATCCTAAAATATTTTTTGCTTTTGAATAATCACCTCGAAGAACTGCGACTTCGGCCGGGCGCATAAATCTGGGATCTTGCTTTATGTAGCTTTCCCACTTATCAATTCCAATATAGGTAAATGCCTCATTTAAAAAATCTCTAATTGAATGTGTTTCATTTGTTGCAATTACAAAATCTTCTGGATTATCTTGCTGCAACATCAGCCACATTGCTTCTACATAGTCAGGAGCATATCCCCAGTCTCTTTTTGAATCTAAATTTCCAAGCGAAATATGATCTTCTAAACCTAGATGTATTTTTGCAACCCCGTCTGATATCTTTCTTGTTACAAACTCCAGGCCGCGGCGCTCTGACTCATGATTAAAAAGAATACCAGACACGGCAAACATATCATAAGATTCTCTGTAGTTTTTTGTAATCCAGTGCCCATAAAGTTTTGCAACGCCATATGGGCTCCGAGGATAAAATGGTGTTGTTTCCTTAGCAGGATTTTCTACCATTCTTCCAAACATTTCTGACGTACTTGCTTGATAAAATCTTGCTTTACTTTTAGTTTCTCTTATTGCTTCGAGCATTCTAAGAACGCCCATTCCTGTAACATTTGAAGTTTGCTCTGGTGTATTCCAGCTTTCTCCTACAAATGATTGTGATCCAAGATTATAAACTTCATGAGGATCACATTCTTTTAAGATTCGAACAAGAGAATTTTGATCTGTCAAGTCTCCTGTAAAAAACTTAATCTTTCCCTCTAGATGCTGTGTATTTGTTCTATTCTTCGTAGATGAACGTCTTTCCATTCCAAAAACTTCGTAGTCTTTTTCTAAAAGAAAGTCGGATAAATGACTTCCATCCATTCCATTAACACCGGTTATTAGTGCTCTTTTTTTCATTTTAATATTCTTTCAAACATTGTTAGGTAATTATTTCTATGATTCACTATATTAAACTTTTGAACATTTTTATAATTTTGCTCAATACTTTCTTTTTCAGGAACCCATGCTTGTTTTGGTATATCAATTATGCAGTATGGATCCAAAACATCTTTTGCTATTCCGACATCTCGCGAAACAATAGGTGTGTTTGTTGATGATGCCTCTAATATAGCTTGTGGTCCACCTTCAAATCTGGATCCTACAACATAAAGATCACATGCATTATACATCATTCGCAATTGTTCAATTGATGCCTTTTCAATAAATGTGTAAGGAATATTTGTTTTATTTAATCGATCAATAACATATTCTCTTCTCCACCCGCCGAGAAGAACGTGAAGATCTACATTTAATTTTTCTAAATAATCACAAAATAGATCTGGCCCTTTTTCAAGCTTTGGATTTCTTGTTCCCCCCTCTGTGTCTCTTTGAAAAGATCCGACAATAAATTTGTCTTTGGGAAGATCTAGGGCCTCTCTACACTCATCCTTAGGCTCATCAAACCACATATCAGGATCATACCAGTATCCAGCTATATAAATTGGTTTTTTTGTAAGTTGGTTTACAATTTCTCCTGTTTTAGAGTTTGGAACATGATATGCGTCTATAAACTTATCTCTAAAAACAAATTCTTGGTATTTTTGTTGATTAAATTTTTCTGGGACAATATGATGAACAGTTAGTATTGTTTTTTTAGATAAAAGAATTTCTTGAGGAATATGGTTCCAGCACCATCCAGCTAAAAGCCAGACAACATCAGCTTCGTGGATATTGTTTGTTATTGTGTTGATGTTATATTTTTTCCACTCAGATGCAATTCTATCACATATCCAGTCTTCGTTTGGTGCTAAAATATAAACTTTCAACTTAAAACCTCGTTAAAAAAATCTAAATACATGTTTGACACCCTTGTAATATTGATTTCACTATTATTCGTTCCACTAATTGTTTTTGAAAAATCTAATTTTGGTGGTTCATACAGTTTGAATGGCAGGTAATCCCACTCCATATCTTGGATGATCACAGAATGATCGCCAGCAATTTCTTTTGTCCCACCTGATGAGCTACATATAATTTTGCATCCGGATGCTCTAGCGTCAACTACAACATTTGGGCAATGATCCATTAATGCTAAGTGGATAAAATATTTAGATTTCTTATATAGTGATATTAGTTGAGCATAATCTAAATTTCCAGCATAGAATATTCGATCATGTTTGATTTGATAATCTGGATTACTACCAGCTATTATCAGACAATCGCTATCTTCTGAGTGTTCTAAGAAGTATCTGACATTTTCTGACAATCTTTTATGCGGTCGCCATGATGATGCACATGACCACACATTATCAAACTTACTTAAAACAGGAGTCTCTAGCGGAGATATCTGGGATATAAAATCCAAATTTGTTCCGTTGTGAATTACAGTTGATTTTTCTTTTTTGCCGAAATATTTTTCTGTTAGGAGTTTATTAAATTCGGATTGGAATACTACGCCGGCAGAAAGATCATATGTTTGTTTTATTGGCTGATTTAACAATTCCCAGTCTTGCTCTGAGTTAAAATAGATTCCGTCAAGTCGTTGAATAATGGGTGCTAGTTTCTGTGTAGCTTGAATAAATGATAGCTGGATATCAGGATCTTCATCACTATTAACTCTGTGTCCGCTATTTTCTAATTCTATGGCAAGCTTTGTTCCAAAGCTATTTGGGCCAGAACATGACTGGAAATTTATATTGTCGAAATAGAGTTTCAACTGATGAATCCTCTTGCTCTAACAAAGTTAATTGTAGATATTTGCTCTCTTTCACACCAATTTCTTTCTTCTTTGGGAATTGATGTAGAGTCTATATTATAGAGATAACATACTTCTGGTACAAATTCAAATTTACTTGAAACATGAATCAATGGTAGCATCAAAGCTTGATCATATCCTCTTTTGAACCACTGGCCTCTGAAGTTTTTGAAGTTTGTATCAGATACTTTTTTTAATAAATTTGATTTGAATGTTCTGAGATGTGATGATCTCCAGGGCCACTGATATGGGTTTACATTTGGTGGAATTGGTCCTGATATGTTCATTCCGTTCGTATCCCATTTGTGGGCTGTCCAAACAACTTCATTTCCCTTTTGATATGAATCGATTAGGATATTGACTGTTTCTTCGTTGCAAAGAGAATCATCGCCATCGATAACAGCAATTATTATATCGTCTTGATCTTCATGCTTTCTAGCTACTTCGACAATGTTCCGGAGAGCATATTTCTTTTCATCATTTTTTATTAATGTGAACTTTTCACTTGTACCTACTTTTTGATTTAACCTCTCCCAGGTTTCGTCAGAAGAGATATCATCAATTATCGTACATTCCCAGTTTGGGTTTGTTTGAACAAATAGGGATTTGACTAATGTGTCGATATTTCCAGCTATATTATAAGACGGAACTATGAAAACTACTTTCATTTAATCCACTCTTTTATGACTGCTGGGAGATCTTTATTAATGTTGATGTGCGGTGTAGTATCCTCACCGTTCCACTTAGTATGCCAGATCCACCCACCCAGTTTATCTTTCATTAATTCTGCTCGATCAACAATCATTTCATCTGTAACTTCTGACCACGGGATATCAAACATCATGTTATTCTCTGCAGTATCTTCTTTGCCTTCATTGTAGAGCGACTTCCAATGTGAGCTCCAGTAGTCGCGGTAAGTCTTGATCTTTCTTTCAAGATCCCACCAAGAAAAATGGAATACAGGCGGGAACGCCTCAATAATTTGATTGACCCATCCCTCATATGCCTGCTTGGCTTCTGGATTCATTCCGACCTGGCGCCTTACATTATCCACATCTTGCGTGTAGAAATTCCCGCAGGGGACAACGTCGTAACTATCAGACCTAACGTAATCACAACCATCAGATCCTGGCGCAGAATATACGTGTCCATCGTCGTCATATTTTCGTAATTGAGCTGGAATTCCGTGTGTGATATACGGCTTGTTTCTGCTTAAACGCCATTTCCACGGGTTGACGTCGGCACGTACCTTTTCTGGACCTCCCCAATACTCAATTACGGGCATGGCAATTAAGTCCATATTGTTTGGGAAGTTTTTACAAATACCTTTGACCTTTTCATAGTCTTTTTCATGAACGATCTCATCTGAGTCCATTTGCCAGCAGAAGTCCATTGTGCACAATGATCTTGCGAGTGCTTTTTGCATTCCGTCAAATACTGCGAATCGCGGGTGATCCCAGTCTCTGACTTGCTGGTGGATTACTAGCTTGGGCTCTGTTTCTGCCCATGCCTGTAGATCTTCCCACGTGCTATCAGATGATCCGCCATCAACTACTACGACTTCATCACAAAATCCTAGCATTGATTGAATCGTTTGCTTCCACGGATAATTCTGGACATTACAGTCCTTTGTTGTTGTATATCCACTTAGCGTTGCTTGAAAATTCATATCATGCTTAATTCCATTCCAAAATCTATCTCTTGCAGCAAAAAGATATGATTCTGTATCAACCATATCATTAGTATCAAACCATATTTCATCTTTATGCTGGACATTATCATTCAGTACTAGTTCACACCCTAGGAGTTTTGCCTCTATTACTAATCTTGGACATGTATCACTACCCTTTGGGAGAAATACCAATCCTTTGCTACTAGCTAGCTTATCAAGACACTCAGTATAAGGAAGATTCCAAATTAGCTCATATTCTAAGTTGTTCTTCTCGCAATGCTCTTTTGCATCATCTACACCCTTGATCCAAGATGTTGATCCCATTATGATCCACTTATCAGATCTTTTTCCTTCATATTTTTTTCTTAGTGCTTTTGAAGTCACAAAGAAATCATTATCAAATACAGAAGAAAGAACAGTATTTAATCTTTCACCCAAGAATGGAAATCTTTTATGATATATTTCCATTTGCTTTTCTGACATCCACCACAATGAAGTGGCACCATGATAAAATGCAGAAATAATTTTTCCATGCATATTGTCATGACAATCGCAATTACTTTTTTCTATTTCTAAGTGCTTTTCAGGAGATCTATATCTGCAAAACTTGTAGTCATATTCAACTACAGCATATTTCATATTTGCAACGATTGTTGGAATTAGCTTGTAATCCATTGACGCAACATTGCCAAAAACCCAGAACTTATTATGCCCTTGACGAAGAGTTTCTTCATTGACATCTTTTGAATGAAGCTTATGAACATCAAATGGAGAAGATTGAATCAGGGCTTCTGACGTTAACTCTGCGCCTCCTACATAATCTTCAACGAACATATCCGAAACAAATACGACTTTTGCATCTTTTGGAATACCAGACATCGCCGGCTGTGAAAAAATACTTGAACCAAAATCCAATTGAATCCTCCTATATTTTATCTAATCTAGATTATACACATAGAAAATATAATTTATAGGATTTCTGCTCCAAGAGATGCAAGTTTAGATCTTTCGCCTTTTATTAGCAAGACGTGCCCAGCAATATCATGATACTTGAATTTCTCTACAGCATAACTGAGGCCGTTTGAAGATGAGTCTAGATATGTGTTATCAATCTGGTCAATATCACCTGTAAGAATTATCTTTGTGTTTTCACCTACACGTGTAATAATTGTCTTGAGCTCATGCGTTGTAAGGTTTTGAGCCTCATCAATAATCATAATCGCATTTGATATGGATCTACCTCGAATAAATGTAATTGCTTCGATCTCAATTGTTCCTGTTTCAACATACATGTCAAGTGTATCATTGTTTCCACCGAACAAGAATTTTAGATTATCTCTAATTGGTGCGATCCAGGGTTGCATCTTTTCCTCTAGCGTCCCGGGAAGGAATCCGATATCTTTACCTACTGGCTGGACTGGTCGTGAGATGACAACTTTATCATATTTTTTATTATCTGGTTCTAATACTTGTTGAAGTGCTGCAGATATAGCCAATAGTGTCTTTCCGGTGCCGGCCTGTCCTACTAGCGTGACAAGCTTGACTTCATCATCATTTAAGATATCTAATGAAAATTTCTGCTCTTTGTTTCTGGGAGACATTCCCCACGAGCTCTTAATATCTGGAATTAGAGATATTACGTCTCCGTCTTCAAAGTATCTAACTATTGCAGATCCTTGTCCTGTAGTTTCGTCTTTTAGAACGATAAACTGGTTGGGATAGACATCAATTTGACTTTTAATTTCCTCAGGAAGCTTAATGGTCCGTGAACTATAAACAAGATCAATGATATCCTGGGAGACATTGCATCTTACAACACCTCGATATAAGCCCTCAGCTTGATCGACAACTTGATGCTTTTTAAAATCTTCACATCTAACACTAAGCGCGTCACACTTCACTCTAACGTTTATGTCTTTTGTTACGAGTATTACATCGCTGCCTAAGTCAATGCTAAGCGACTTGGCTGTGTAGATTATTAGATTATCAGCAATAGATTTGTCAAGCTCAAAATCAGGTTGTGACTTTAAGTCTGCTGGAGAAATAATTTTAATTGTTCCACCTGACTCAAGTTCGACCCCTAATTGTAATGAACCTTTTTCTCTTAATTCATCCAATGTTCGAACTGATTGTCTGGCGTTTCTACCTACTTCATCTGGTCTTTTCTTATGACGATCTAGTTCTTCTAAAACAATTAGCGGAATTATGATATTATTGTCATCGAAGGACAAAAGACATCCTGCGTCATAAAGTAATACGTTGGTATCTAAAACAAATGTCTTTTTCATGGAGCTCCCTACAATATGAAAAAATTAAAATCTTCTTCTACGACGTGCTTTGAAATACACAGCTCGAAAAATTCTGCATGCCAAAAAGAAGAATGTAAAAACTGGATAAACTGCAAAAAGGATTTAAATTGTGTCTTAATAAGCGCAAAATCTGGCCCAAAAACATTACAAGAAATTGGCGAAATATTCAATTTAACAAGAATGAGAATCTGCCAAATAGAGAAAAATATTTTAATCAAGCTTAGAGAATCCCTTCCTAAGTAAGTATCATTCTTTTGACTAATTTTGTTAAACAGTGGTGGAGCCGGCGGGAATCGAACCCGCGTCCATAATCCTCAATTGTAGTGATTCATTTACAAGTTTTATTAGCTTTTTCTTAAGCTAAAAAATATCCACATTAAAATCCCGTTTCCTATGTGATCTCAGAAACCCACCTGTCTCCAGGGAACCATTTTTTATCTCAAATGCAACTTTCTGTTTATTGGCTGTTGCCGCCTCAAGTATCTACAGGTTTTTAAGCTGCGATTGCTATTTGATTAAAATCGTCGTTTGCGATTATTGTTTTATGCCTTGATAACCCAGCCAGGCATCTCTGGGACTTGCATCAGCTAAAAATCCGATCATGTCGAAACCGATCGGCCCCATTACTGTATCAGCCTTTGCCTTCTTCTAATGAAGCTTTGACTAATTCTGCTGCAGAGTTTTTAAGAAGACGCAAACCCTTGCGTGCTCTTGTTCCAGCACTCTTATTTCCACTAGCGTTCTTGTGTATATCAAGCTCTAGGCTTTCTACAAGAACTTTAAGCTCTTCCCACTTGCTTAGTACTTTACTCATAACTACGTCCTTTCTCTTTTGTAGTTTTATTGCTCTATTGAGACAGAGCGATCATATTCACTTCTAATAGCATCGTTTAATTTTCCGATATATCCAGTGTTTCGCAAAGTCTTAAAAGTCAAATTTTCTTCTGAGAATTCTCCTGATCTTTCGAGGCCGTCTTTTCTCATTTTCATTATTTTTTCTTTTATTTTTTTTAAAGATCTTTGCTTGTTTTCAATTTTATTTAAAAAGTCAATTCTACTAGCTATGTCTTTAGATTTTTTTACAACCAATTCCTCGTCAATATCTGGTGCAGATCTTAGAGGGGTCACGTTCCATCTATTTTTTAAAACAGAGAAAACTCCTGTAGAATGGTGGGGTTCAGCAGCATCTTGCGCATAGAGTTCAACGTCGTGACCCTTTATCATAATATCATGCTCTTCATTCCAAATTCTTCTTTTTGCATTAAAAAGATCTTTAAGAAGTGTTTTATCTTCTAGCACACTTGAAAAATCAAAAATAATATGAAGATCAATGTCACTATATTTTGTGTAATTATAGTTAGCCATTGAACCTGTTATTGTAATATCAGAAAACGGAAGTTTCGCATCTAAGAAGCTTAAAAAGTCGTATGCGATCTTTAAAAGTGCCTTTCTTATCTCTGGTCTAAGTTCAGCTTTAAAAAATCCGCACTCTTCGTCGTCACAAAGTGTATCCCAGATGTTATCATTAAGCAATCTATTTACTCTTGTCATTTAATATTCCTAGCCTACAAAGTAAATATACTTGATGTCGGAGTTTTAGCTATCTAGAATAATTTTTGACTCAGTATTAATAGACATAGCCTCAGACACAGGAGATCCTTCTTCAATTTGTTTACTAATAGCCCTATAAGCATTCATGTGATCTCTATTCTCTAATTCTAAAGACAAAAGATTGATAATTTGATTAATCTGGTTTTGACTAACACCAAATGTCATTATTTCTGATACTATTTGTCTAGACTTTGACAAATCTAGTGCCCATGCATCTTCTCTTGTTTTTCCGTATTTTTTTGCTGCCATTAGATTGCTCCTATAAAGTTGTCACTTGTTTCTGTTAAAACAGAGTAAGACCCGGGAGATTTAAATAATAAAAACTTTGAGCTAACATCATTATCTGACGTATCTGAAATTAATTTCACTTTTTCTCCCCAAAGAGACTCTTCTAAAATGAACGCACAATGTTCCCAAATAGGTAGATCACATGAATAAGACTCTAAAAGCTCTGCTACATTTTCAGGTAACATCATTTTAATATCGCGAATCAGCGGAAGTGTCTTGTTTTCATCTTTCCCAATAAAAACTTCACTCTTGCAAACATCTATTACTTTGTGTATTACACCGCAATTAGGACACTGAACAAGTTTTTCAATTACATTGTCATTGTCTAAAATAGAAAATACTACAAACTTATGAAAAACAGGATTAGCATGATTTCTAAATTGCGGTAAAATGCAATGACATTGCACTAAATGCTTGATACCTTTTTTCATTTTTAAACTATTTGCTGTACTGCTTCAAAGTATTAATAAGTAAATCTGAACCTTCGACAAGGCCTTGATCGATGGTATCATTTATTAGTCTACAAATTCCTGGAATCTTTTGCTCATCAATAGTAAGCATATTTTGCCTTACGGCGGTTTTGATATTTTTCTCAACTAAGGGCTTGATTCCCTCTATTAGCATTTTAACGCTATGTGTAACATCATTTTGCATACTCATATTCTTCTCCTTTTAAGTGTCAAAAATTATTGCATTTTTTATTGACAGTATCTGTTTAGATAATTTATAACCAAATTTGATCCCTAGGTAAACAGAAGCTGCGTTATAAACGCCGCTTTCAACGATGTTATCTCTGTTTTTAAAATCAATAATTCCATATTTTATTATTGATTTAGCAGCTCGGAGAGCTTCATCAATCTTTTCTATAGAGCTAAATTTCTTTTGAGCATTTTCTTCTGGAAGAGTGACTCTTACTTGATGACTAGTTAGGCATTCAATTCTTCGACGCAAATAATCATCCATTAGAGTGTTATCACCCAAAGCACTGCCAACATTATGATCGCCTAGGCGATCTTGAAGCCTTTTCAATCTTTGTTGAACCGCATTAAATGATTTGCTGTTTTTAATAAAAATATTTTTAGGTAGTATTGAAATTTCTTCACATGTTACATCTAAGTCTTCCGGGGAAAAAATTGATGAGATTGGCCCAGTTTGATATCCGTGAAATGGAGTTCCAAATATAGTTGTCATATCTGTAAGATCATTCATTGCATCTGCGTCTTTACAGGGTGTAGCTATCATTACGTCAAATGTTTTTCTTTTATTATTCAAAACTATAGTTGAAATAACTTCTTGAGAATATCCTAGACACAAAATCAAAAGAGGGGTTTTCTTTTTAGATGCCTCGTTTAAAATAATATCAATTTCAGAAACATTTTCAATAAATCTTTCCATTGCAACAGTAGATACGTTACTCCTCTTCCATTTAAGCTTATTTAAAATCATAATATTTTCATCAGGCTTTATATCAAATGAATACTTCATTCTTGATTCGATAATCGTCTGATTTATATTTTCATGATTAAAATTTATCTTACCTGCTGGACCTGCCAATTTTAAGATTTCAAAAATTAAAGATTTTGTTTTTTTATCATATTGGTTATCAAAAAACAGACTCAAATCTTTCATTGTAGGCCTAGATAGTGAGCTTTGAATATCTACTAAAAGATTATCAAGCTTACAAGAAAGTATGCTGTCAATTTTACTCTGTGGTGTTTTTGTCTTTTCAAGCCGTTCCATTAGCTCATAAAAGTATTTTAAATAATTTATCATTATAGGGGCTGAAAATGCATGATTCTTTTCTAGCTTAAATGCTTCTTGAATTATTAGCTGCTTAACAATGTTTTCAGTTCTGTTTTCAGGCTGATATGTTGTCAACATCAGCAGGGGACTTGAAGACGTTCTTGGCGAATTTGATATTAAAAATGCAACTTTTTGCTTTGCCTGTTGTGAGTTAATTAAAATTAATATCTTTCGAAGAAAGTTCTTTACCTCAGTAGTAAAACTTTCATTAGAGACAACCTTAGATTTCATAAACCTATCTTTTTTTAGCTATCGCGCCACAAGTTATTTGCCGCAAACTTAATTACTTCTTCTGCAGAATCTTCGTTATATCCGTAATCATTAATAAGCGTTTCAACCATTTCGTTATATTTCTTCTTTTGCTTGTTATCACGTGACTTAGATTTAGTAACGATTCTTGACATATCTTTGACAGATGCCATCAATTTATTCTCAATTGCCTCTTTTAGAGGGCCATAAGCTTTCCAGCTCATCTTTTCTCCGGAGCGAAGGAGAGTAAACATATATGTTGTAACATCTGCTCTGAATCCGTCTCTTGCTGAGCCTGTGATTCCGATGTTTTCTTCAATTGACTTCATGAAGTTCTCATCAGGATCCATTTCTTCACGAGTAACACTGTCTTTGACTCGTGTCTTGTTAACATATGCTTCAGCATGATCAAGATAATTGTCAAACAATGATTCAGCCTGCTCATCATACGCGCTAACAAATGCTTTTGTTATTTCCTTTTCAAGGATTCTCATATATTCCTCGTGCAAGGTTTTTTGGAGATACTCAAGGTAACGCTCACGAGCTTCCTCATCTATGATCTGGTCCTTCACCTGTTTAATCAGAGAGTCCCTTACAGAAATAGGCGTAACCATATTGCTGTCTGAATCTGTGACTGCAGAATCGATTGCCTTCATAATGAATCTTGTTGAGATTCCGGTCATTCCTTCATCTCTAACTTCCTCACGAAGATCCTTGATGTCAACCTTCTTTACGCGGCCCTTTTCAATGATATTATCACCGTTATAAATCTTCATCTTAACTAGCGGATCAACCTTACCGGAAGGCTTAAGACGGGTCATAACTGAGAACATTGAGGCTACTTCGATGGTATGGGGCGCAATGTGAGCATCAAAGTCAGAAAGCCCGAGCATCTTTTTATAGATTTTAACTTCTTCATCTAGTTCAAGACAATAAGGAACGTTAACACGAACAATACGATCTAAGATAGCTTCGTTAGTATGGGTTGACTTAAACTTATTCCACTCAGCCTCATTGCAGTGCGCAAGAATAACACCATCGAAATAAATCATTGGCCCTTTTCCGGGTGAAGGCACTGCCTTTTCTTGCGTTGCTGTAATCATAGTGTGAAGGAATTCAATTTCATTCTTAAAGACCTCAACAAACTCTACAATACCACGATTGCCAACATTGAATGCACCGTTAAGTGACAAAACTCTTGGATCATCCTCTGGATAAAGATCAAGCTTTGAAATATCCTCAGAGCCTATGAGTATCGATGTATCTTGTGTATTTGCATCAACGGGTGGAACAACACCGATTCCGCGGCGTCCTCTAACTGAAAATGATTTTTGAATTACAGGGAACTTTTCATATTTTCCATCAAACTCTTCTAGAAGTCTATGCCGGCAGACAGGACAAAGATCGCCTTCAATTTTTACACCGAGTAGCTCTTCAAATTTTTCACGAAGTGATCGTGGCAGTAAATGTAAAGGCTCTTCTCTAATTGGGCAACCTTCTAAGCTGTAAACATGCGGAGCAGATTCGAGCGCACGCTTAATATGCTCAATTAGCGCAGATTTTCCGGCGCCTACCGGGCCAAGGAGTAACAATACTTGTCGACTCTCTTCGCCTTTCATTGACGCAGACTTCAAGTATCTCATAATCTTTGCTAAAGATCTTTCCATTCCAAAGAAGTGAGGCTTAAAATAATCATATACTTTAATTTTCTCACTATCAAAAAGAGTTCTACATCTTTCACTAGATTCATCTAAAACATCAATTCCGTCTTTAGCTAGCACGCTATAGAGGCGTTTATGCGCTAGACTAGCTGCTCCTGGGTTTTTTTCAACTTCTTCTAGATATTGAAGAAATGTACCCTTGAATGACTTTTGCTTTTTCTCTTTTCTTTGACCGCTGATTAGATCAGCAAATTTTGATTTTGACATCAATCGCTCCGATTATGGTTAATAATACACAAATATATGTAGGAGTTTAAAACTCGAAAGGCTCATCTTCGATAATAGTAAAGAATTTAAAGTCGTCACCCCAAAGATCGATAAGATGCTCACAAACATTATGTGCATAATCTAAATCTAGGTCGCGACCGTCGTGTTCATGCTCCAATACAAGCGTGTAATCTTTTCTTAGTTCTTTAATATAAATATTAGGTAGCGAATTAAGACCAACAGTTTTTATTAAATCTTCTCTAATTTGTTTCCAACCGTCTTCATCAGAGATATCATCGATGGTCCATTTCTTTTTCTTTTTAGAATATGAAAATAGATTTAGTTCTTCACAAATTTCTTTATTGAGGTAAGTTCTAATAAATGACTCATCATTGTGAACAGTTCTAGCTAAGAAGCATTCATCTAGACCTTTGTTTTCATGAATCCAATTGAAAATAGTAAAGCCAAGATGGTAAGGATTAATTCTTCCAACCATTGGACGAAGGACCTGATTATGATTCTTGAGAAACGATAGGTGGAATTCCTGTGGTAAGTCGGTAATTTCTGACATAATTTTATAATGCCAAAACGATGCCCAGCCCTCATTCATGATTTTAGTCATTGCTTGAGGCATAAAGTATCTCGCTTCTTCTCTGACTATGTTGATTACATCTCTTTCCCATACTTCAAGGTTTCGGGAATTACTAGCTACGAATCCAAGAATATCATAATCGGGCTCTAGCGGAACTCTGTTTATATCAAAGTCTTCTGGCAATTTTTTCGGATCTTTGTTGTAAAGATCAACATATTTTTGTCTTGTCTCTTCTGGCGACATTCTTTTGATACCAAACTCTCTATAGTTGTGGTATTTTAATGCATGACATGCATCAATAATTCTTTCAACATTATTAATTCCAATATTGGGATTTTCAACATACTTCTTAATTCTTTTAGCAGCATTTCGAAATCTACTAATCACATTATCAGGATCTGTATGCTTAAACATTCGATTATTTTTAAAGAAATCAGAGTGCCCAACACAATGTGCCATAATCATGACTTGCAATGGAAGTTCATTCTCTGTCATAAGGTAAGCAATAGAAGGATTAGAATTAATAATCATCTCATATGGAAGACCTTCCATTCCCATGTTATACATGGTATGTGTTCTTTCAAATGATTTTCCGTATGACCAATGCTGATAGTGCGTCGGCATGCCTGTGTATGCCATATATCCGATCATGTCGTGATAATCACATACCTCATAATCGATTGGGTGCCAATCAAGCTTATATGCCTTGGCTATCTTAACAATTTTTTCATCCCACCCAGTGAGATCATCAAATGTCCAACTCATGAATTTAACCTTCCTCCGAAGAGACGCTTAAATGATGGCCAAATATCTTTAGAATTAACCAAATGAACAAGCTTGAATTTTTTATCAGCTAGCGACTCATATAATTCGTACATTCTAGAATTTTCGCCTTGGCGCCATTGCGAAGATTCAGAATTTGGATCAATTTCGCAAAATGAATATAGTTGGCTTATATTTTTTAATTTTCGTGAGGCATCAAGTGCTTTTTGCTCATCTTCTGACCAGTTATCACCGTCTGAGCAGTGAAAAGAATAGATATTCCAATTGCTCGGATGATATCTTTTTTCAACAATATCAAGAGCTAGATTAATTGCAGGCGAAATAAATGTCCCACCAGATGGGGATAAAGTAAAGAAATCGTTTTCAGAAACCTCTTTTGCTGTTGTTGTATGAGCAATAAATACTACTTCAACATTTTCGTATTTGTGACGAAGGAATTGATATAAAAGAAAAAAGAAACTACGAGCAATAAACTTCTTTGCAGTACTCATTGAACCTGATATATCCATGATAAAGAATATAGCAGCTGATGATATCTCTGAGTCTTTGAGCTTGAAATGCTTGTACCTTAAGTCATTTTCATGAAAAGGAAATCTTTCATCTTCTTCTTCGATGCATGATCCGGATTTTTGAGCTATTTTCTTTCGTCGAATTTTCTGCCTAAGAGTTTCTTTTTTTGAAAGGCGAGGTCGAATACCTTTAGTTCTAATTCCTTTTCTTCGATACTGGTCTGCTGACAGAAATTTAAATTTCTTTTTATCTAGATCTGGAAGCTCAAGATCATTAAATAAATACTCAGCTAGTTCTTCTAGAGTAATCTCTACATCATAATATTCTTCACCGGGCTGATCGCCGGGTTTGTTTCCGGGCTTTTTACCTTCTTTGTCTTCTGCAATCTTTTGGCCGCGTTTAATATCTTTTCCGGGGGCTGATCCTACTTTTTTAGAATTATCTCCGTAGATAAATTGATATTCTTTAATTCCTTTGACTGGAATTCGAATTTTTTTCTTTCCGTCTTGGCCGATGATAGACTCTTCAGCGACGATATCTTTGATACCTTCTTTGAGAGCTTTTTCTATCTTTTGCTTATGACGGGAACGATCTGACGCAGATCTGTCTGCAATTGATTTATGTTTCCGGAAAGTACTCATAAAAACCTAGGGTAATAAAGCTGACGTAATCATCTTAATCAATAGCGCAGCAATTGTACTACCAAAAAGCCATTGAATCTTGCTAAAGTTTGCCTGCCATATCTTGAGTCGGTCTAGTTCAAGATTGTGATCTGATATCATATCGATCTGGTCTTCGGCTTCTTTTTTCCATGCTAAAAGCTCTTCGAATTCTTCCATTTTGACTTTTGCTTCTTGAACAAAAGACCATCGCCTCTGGGATTCTGACTCTAAATCTCTTACTCTAGATCTTACACCAGACTCCGGATCGTTAATTGTAGAATTCATAGCATCAAGTGAGTTTTTCATTTCTGATATCTGTAAATTTGTATGCTGGACATCTTGTACAAGCTTTTCAAAGCCTCCGTTAAGCACGTGCGAAGAATTGAGCTTTGACTCAATTTGCATAAGTTTTGAAAGTACTGCGTTTTCATGTTCAGACATATATTACTCCTTGGTATCATTAAATATTAACCAATAAGGAGTTTTTCAATTGATTCGTATACTGTCTGAGGTATTAAAATTAATGTCTATGAATTGCATATAAGATTATTTTTCAAATAAAAAAATAAAGAAATAAATTTAAAGATACCAAAAATGATAAAAATACAGCAGACTTAAAAAGAAAATTGATCGATGATTTTAAAGTCTTTATTTCTTTTTTGATATCTTCAAGATCAGATGCAATTTGCTTGGGATCAACTCTAATTTTCTTTAATAAGGTCATTTAAGTCGTCTGGTTTAGTTATTTTACCTTGACATTGATCACACTCTAAAATAACACCAGAGTCAGACATAGACATTTTCCATCTATCTAAATGATCATCATTCTTGCTATCAAATTTTGAATCGCAGTGTACACATGTCGAAGGAATACTAGAAATTAAGTTCTCAATAGCATTCAAGCTTGCGATTGCCTGCTTCTCTATTTGTTTCAGAGATATCTTCTGATTCAGAGACTTCTTCTTTCTCTGTTTATCTTTATTCTTTTTCTTAAGAATTTTAGATTGTTTTTTGTGAGATGATGAAGAGTTTGTTTTTCGCAAGTTTCATTCTTTCTTATTTTATTTCTACTCAGTGCTTTCGAAACGTATAATTTTTTATCTAAAACCCGGCCCAAAGATCCCTACAGAGTGTCCTGGTCCTTTAACACCGGTAGGCTTTTTTTGCTCCATATAAGCAATTTCATCACCCATCAGCTCATCACCGCTAGGTATAACACCAGAGGTTGCAGGATTAGGTAGAGAGTCAACGGGCATGTCTTCTTCAGTATCCATCATATCAGGTTGCATACCTTCTAGATCACTTAACAGACCTTGCACTAGAACTTTTGCTTTAATTGGGCAGCCACCTGCTAAATCCAACACGGCGGGCATCAATAAAGAGTGTTGAGGTTGTGAATCTTCCATATCATGATCATGAGGCATGCCCATATCACCACATTCAGATTTCATCTTATTCATTTCTTCTAAAATTAGACTTTTAAGTCCTGCCTTATTTAATTTCATTTTTTATTCCTTAAGGTTTTTGGCAATGCTTATATTCTTAACTATGATCGATTCAAGTAAGTTGTCCATACGATTAACTGATTCATTGGCAGCACCGACCGGCCGATCATAACCGAAGTCTTTTTCATACGCTTCATCTTCTGCTTCTTGATCTGCTTTTCTTTTAGCTTTGCCTTTCGCAGTCTTTTCGTCTTCTGGCACATATGTGGGTTCTTGTGTAACTGTGGTATCTCCTCTACCACCTACACCCGTCGACCCCTGCATCGTGGTTTTCTTTTTCTTCTTCTTCTTCTTCTTCTTCTTCTTCTTCTTTTCCTTGCGCTTTGCCTCAGCCGCGAGTTCTGCAGCTTTTTGCGCTTCTTTCGCTTTTTCCTTAATATATTTTATAGCTTCATCTCTTTTTTGTCTAAGCTCATCAGGTGTAGGTAAACTATCTGGATCTAAGCCTCGAACACCTTTTTTAGCCCGTGCAACACCGAGTTCAACAACTGATTT